GAGAAAGGAGACATAGTGTTTGATTCTCAGACGAGCCGCACAAAGCCCAATGGCATTCCCAAGGCAGATTACTATGATATATATCAGCCAGAGCCACACGAAGAATACACCGCAGAAGAAACGATACTCAAGTGTATGAAGACGGGGCACAAAGGTCCGTGGAATCGCATAAAGAGGTAAATGAATGAAACTCCTACTTGAAAATTGGCGACAGTTCTTAAATGAGTCAAAGCTCCGTGTCTTTGATTTTGACGATACGATAGCAAAATCCGATTCGAACATCCACATCACAACCGACACTGGTGACAGGATCACAATGACACCAGCCGAATACGCAACGCACGATTTTAACCCAGACTATGATTATGACTTTTCAGAGTTTGATGAAGTGATTAACCCAAGAGAAATTAAACAAATTACCAACATTGTTCGCAATGCAATCAATGCCGGCACAGAGGGGCGCGAGATTGCTATCTTGACGGCGAGGGCGGCAGGCGCAGAAGGCGCGATTCGAGATTATCTTGAGAGCATCGGGCTTGATACCTCGAAAATTACATTCGGGCTTTTAGGAGACTCAGACCCTGACGCTAAGGCAGCATGGATAGTTGACCGAATAGAGCAGGGAGTTACAGATGTATTGTTTTTCGATGATTCGGGGAAGAACGTGGAAGCTATCAACTCTTTATCCGCTCAATACCCAGAAATTAAGATCAGAGCAAGAAGGGTAAAGTATGCCGAAGACGTGGCACAGTAAGTCTGTGACAAAAAACTTAGCGAAATAAACAATACATTTTTTAGCTAATATTCAAGAAACCAGTGAAAACCGAGACCAGTTAACATTTGGAATAAATGACTTATAGCAAATGACTTGCTAACCACTATTTATCATTGTATGCCATGGCGCGGGAGGCTGTTTTATTATGCAAGATGATAATGGGTGGGATCAATACTCAAAACTAGTTTTAAAACAACTAGAGACTCTTTCTCTTACTATCGAGGATTTGAGATCAGAACTTCAAGACATAAAAGAGAAATTGGCTGAACTGCGTGTGCGAGAAGAGAGAATTGAAGATATACGTACGTGGAAAAACAAAGTAGACGAAGTTGTTTCACCCACTCAGCTGAGCATGTATATCAAAGAGATAGAAGAGCTTAAAATATTTAAAACCAAGGCAATTGCTGTATTTGCTACTGTTCAATTTATAATGGCTATAGCAATTGCTTGGCCAAAACTATTCTAAAATGGCGTGGGATAATGTTGACGCCAAGAAGTTTAAAGTCTTAGTTAAACAAATCTCTGGCACTATAAAGGACGCCGACGGTGCACTGACACCCTTTCACATAATTAAGGGAACTGGTGAGATTTGGTGTTTTCAACCATCTACGAAACAAGTTGTGAAGCTATTTCGAGGCAAAGATATCTATATTCTAGATTTTGGAACAGAAGAAGATGAACAATGTCTGGCCATGTCTTCAGATGGTATTGTTTTTGTGATCGATAAAGACGAGATAGAAGAAATAGGCTTTAATTAATGTTGTTTACGTTTAATAACGCACCTTGGAAATATCTACTTGTGTGTTGTGGTTCTTGGGGATTATACGCCCTTTGTGGTTTTGAATTCACAGTTATCACCCTTTTATCCCTTAGTATAGTCAATGTGAATCCAAAAAGATGAACTTTTTTATTTCCAATAGAAAATTGTGCGCTATTTATGACACATATGAGACTTGATAAAAGAAAGACAAAAACTCTAATTCCAAATGAGCCGGCAATGCGTGGAAAGACGCTTTATATACTGTACAAGTATGATCTTGAGAGTGAGGAGTTAGCTTCCGATGGCCCATTTTTAAGCAAAGACGAAGCTTATGAAAAAATGAATTCTTTTCTGCAGCAAAAGGTTTGTTCATGGGTTGTCGTCTATAATGGATGAGAAACCGGTTTTTGGAGAGTTATCTGCCGAAAATTTAGAAGTTGGCGATATTGTAGAATGGAAAAAATGGTGCTATAAGGTGCGTGAATGGCAGCCTCACTATGGAGTGATTACTAGCATCAAAAATGAGATAAAAGGTAATCGAATGGTGTCGATTTCAAATGTGATGCCCCTTTCTAATAGTAATCAGGTTGAGGTGGAGTTCTTTACCCCTAGCTTAAAATTAGTGTCAAAAGTGCAGAGGTCTGATCAAATAAACCCAAAGTTTGTGGAAAAGGGGTGAGTTGTAACTATTTATACTAGTAGTTTACAATACTCTATAATCTTGACTTGGTTTGTTTCTAAATGATCGATATTATCAACCCTATGATTAAAAGATTTCTTCCTTATGCACAAGAGAAGATGGGTTTTAATGAACCTCCAAAATTATTCCTCAAAGGTTCTGCGGAGAACGCAGAAGATCCTTTAGGAAAGACAGCTTTTTATGATCCCGCGGCAAAAGCAATCACAGTTTTCATAACAGGGCGCCATCCAAAAGATATCATGCGCTCTATTTCTCACGAATTAGTACATCATGCACAAAATTGTCGTGGGGAGTTCGACTGCCCCGGGGAAATGGGAGCAGGATACGCTCAAACCAATGATCATTTGCGAAATATGGAGCGAGAAGCCTACGAAAAAGGAAACATGTGCTTCCGAGATTGGGAAGATAGCATAAAGAGTACTATTTATTTTGAACATCTACAAAAAGGAGACAGTAGAATAATGTCTACAAAACAATGGAAGAACGGAGAACTCAAGGGTCTCCTTTCAGAAGCCTGGGGTCTAAAAATGGATCTTAGCAAATTAAACGAAAATCAGGATTTTGCAGCTGCGCATCGCACGGCTGGAGTATCATTAGAGGAATCAGAAGAACTTGAAGAAGGTGATACTGGTGCTTCTAAAGGCGATAAGGGTAAGGATAAAGATGACCCAGAAGCCAAAGATTACACCGACGGCGGTGACCGCAAAGGTGATGAGTCCAAGACCCACCCGGGTGAAAAGGATTATACCACCAAGAAGGGCGACAAAACAAAGAAAGGCGAAAAGGCTTTCGAAGATCCCAGCAAAGGCGAGAAAATCACGACTAGTGATAGCGACAAGCGCGGATCTAAGAAAGGCGATGAGGCTTATAAAAACGAGGGCGTCGAAGCACGATTGCAAGAGATTGTAAAGCACGCTGTTAAACAACTTAAGGAGAAGAAAAATGGGTAAAAAATGGAAAAGATTGCTTATTGCAAGAAGAAATGCAGCTAAAGCAGTTGTGGAAACTGTACAAGAAGAACAACCTGTCGCCAAACCAGAAAAGGCGGTTGTACCGGCTGCTGATGAAGCGGTGGAGAAGAGACAATCTATCAAAAAAGCACCAAAAGTAAAAAAAGCCTTTAAACCCAAAAAGAAGTAAATAAACGATGTCGCTAGATAAAAATTGGAGTGACTTTATTTTAGGAGAAGGTGTAGATAGGAATATCTTTACTTATCTTCACGGGTTGCAGGAAATAATCACAGCAATTAAGCCTCGTTCTATAACAGAGGAACACCGCTTAACTTTAGCTAAACAACATATTAAAGAAGTTCGTCGTTCTGCTCGTAAGATGCAAAACGAAATGAAGTTGTTGGAAGAGAGGCTGAATATCTTAGAAGAAAGTTTAAACGAGGGAAAATAAATGCCCACACTTTTAAAAGAAGGCAGTGCCAACACACACCTTACTCACCTCGAAGAGTTAGTTCTCACGCAAGGTCCAGCCGGCTATAAAATGGCCCGGGCATTTCTGTTAGAACTTCTTGAAACCCTAAAGGGGAATTCTAAATCGCATGTGCAAACATCTGTTAAATGGGATGGAGCGCCGGCGATGTTTGTTGGTATCAACCCCGAGAATGGTAAGTTTTTTGTAGGAACTAAATCAATCTTTAATAAGGTTCCTAAAATTAACTACACTGAAGAGGATATTGTCAGAAACCACGGGCATGCACCCGGGCTTGTTGATAAATTATCGAAAGCATTAAAATATCTCCCTTCCCTTGGGATCAAAAATATTCTGCAGGGTGATTTCATGTTCGATGATGAAATGCTCGATGTTGTTCAAATAGATGGAGAACCACACTACCGCTTTAAGCCAAACACGATAGTTTATGCGGTACCGGTTGATTCAGACTTAGGTAGAGAGATTGGACAATCGAAATTTGGTATTGTATTTCACACTACATATGATAGCCTAGATAGCGGCGCTAGCTTTGGTGCGGATGTGAGCCAACTTAATAGAGTACCGGGGATTTGGTTCGATGATGCTTTCTTTACAGATGACACCGGTACAGTAACTCTTACTGCTGGTGAAGAGAAGAGAATTCTTTCTTTAGTTAAAGAGGCTGACGCGGTTAATGAAAGTATAGACTATAATAATTTGCCCTCTGCGCTACTGAATATCTATATTAACAGCGAAATTAAAGGCGGACAGTTTTTGGAGGATCCAGAACGTTCTTTTGATGGCTTTAAGAACTGGTATTTCGAGCGTTCTGAAAAGAAAATCAGTAAGCTAAAAAGCGAGAAAGGTCGCGCCAAAGCCGAAACAAAAGCTCTGCAAGATATTCAGCTGCTCGATAGCAAAAAAGAAGATATTCTTAATCTCTTTCAGGTATCTCGTCTATTGTTTGAAGCCAAAAACATTTTTATTGAGAAATACAACAATGCTGTGTATAATACAAAGCACTTTGTAGATGATGGCTCTGGAGATCTGGTTGCGACGAATCCAGAGGGATATGTAGCAGTAGATCATGCGGGTAATGGAGTGAAATTTGTAGATCGTCTGGAATTTAGCCGCGCTAACTTTATGGTAGATAAAACTGCCAAATTTACTGGTGAATCCGTTGATCGCCGAAACTTTACTGTTCAAATCTCAAAAAATAAACAAATAACGAAAACTATAGCCGAGTGGTTGACAGAAATTAAGGCCGCAGGGCACAAACACCAGAAACTCCCACAAATGGTTTATAAGGACGTCTTGGCAGGTACCCCTATCGTAGACATTGTTGTTCAAGAGAACGCCGAGAGAACCATCTACAACGCCGTTATGGACTATGCCAATAGTCTAAAGGAACAGTTCGAAGAAGGACCTCCAGAAGACGAATGGTATAGTGATGAATATGAGACGCTAGGGGATCGCAAGTTTGCAGATACTCCGGGTCAGACCATCGCTCTTGTCCCAGGTGCATTTAAGCCACCACACAGAGGGCATGCCGATATGGTACGTCGTTACGCTACCGGCGACGGTGTACCAAAAGCAGACAGAACAATTATTTTGATTTCCAATCCCAAGGGCGCGCTACGCACGCTGCCGCATGATGGTTCAGAAGTTAGTGCAGAACATTCCCGACGAATTTGGGAAACAGTCTTCTCTGATGTTACAAACCTGCCGGGTGTTGAAATACAAGTTGCAGACTCAGAGATGAGATCACCAGTAAGCATCGCTTATGAATATATTAGTGAAACATCTCCGCTAGATATCAAGGCGGGAGACGATATTATTTTGGGGGCTAGCAGAAAAGATCGTGATTTCATGCGATGGAAAGGCGCCTCTGAATATAAAAAGAAGAAGAGAGGGGTTAATGTCTTAGCTGGTGAGGAATACGCTGTAGTGCCTTCTGAGCGCTCTGATAACAAACCTTTTAGCGCCGGCGATTCGAGACAGTTGGTCAGCAATTTAGTAACCAACCCAGAAGATGTGGAATCATTGCGGCAGCTAACTGAGTATATTCCACAAGATAAGATCGATGAGTTATTCAATATCTTAGGACAACCATCTCCAGTTTCTACAATGGAACAAGATCCTGTGAATGAAACGTCACTTGGGGGTGGCGGACCCGGTGGGGCGCCGGGGAATGTGACCGGTTACTCAGGCCCTTTGCAATCTGGGTCGGGTAAACCCAAGAAAAAACCCAGAAAGAAAAAGAATGAAAATTTAGTTATCGTGAACGAAGTTATGAAACTAATTATGGAAAGAGGCATACAAAGATGATCCCCAAGCAAGAGCAAAGACTCAGAGAAAATATTAGACAGTTGATTGAAGTTGTTAAACAGAGAAGAGAATCTGCTGCAGCTAAGATCATAGAAGAAGAAGCTAGATTACGTGGCATAGTAAGAGATCTTTTAAATATAGAGCTTTCTAACCTGTCTGAAGGTGTTACACCCGATAACGATCCCACACCTAATAAATCTACCGGCATCAATGTGCTGGAGGATCTCCTCAAAAAGATTATTCCCGTTCTGCAGACTGACTTCAAGCTCCTGACAACTGATGGTTCCCAAAGACAATCGTTTAGAGCCCACATTATTAATGCGGTCATTGGCGCTCTTACGCCCGCAGAAGTAAATAACGAGGCTGGTGATGATATTGAAGCACTTGCCGAGATTGTTGATGTCGATCTCGGAGGACCCGCCGATGCAGACAAGTTTATCGATATCCGCACAGACGCAGAGAAGTCTGCAGATGAAGAAGAGCCCGAAGAGTCTGATCCTAGAGATGAATTTGGAATGGACGGCGCAGATGAGACCGGTCGAAACGTTGCTTTCAATGCGTTCAAAAAGATTCAAACCTCAATTATTGATTCTTATGAGCTGCTGTCTAACAATGAAGACCAAGAGTTATTCTACGATTATCTTATAGCCAATCTAAAATTGTATTTTGATAAGTTCGAAGATGAGCTATCCCCAGAGGTTGAAGAACCCACAAACCAAGCTTACCAAGACGCTGTAGATGTTGGCGAAGAAGATGCCATGGCTGCCGGCGAAGAGGAAATGGGACTTGAGTTTTAGGTGATTTGTGAGAAAAAGTTCAAAAAAGAATTTGACAACTCAGAATAAGAGTGTTATTTTTAAATTGAAAGCAAAAAACCTTATTAATGATAGTTTATTAGTTAGTATTAATAATTTAACATTAGAAGACTTAATCTCAATTAAATTAGAACTCTCAGCTAACCATATTAATAATAGACCATATGGATTTAGTTTGTGGTCTAAGGCTTCATACATAATGAAAGACTCTTTAATAAGGTTTGCACTTTCAACAACTAACTCGAAGAAAAGCGCAGCCAGGTTCCTAGGCATTACAGATAGTGAATTATATCAAGCTATCAAAAGGTATGAAGTGGCTGAACTATTAAAGGATAATGATAATGTGGAAGCTTTATAAATACAACGGACGCTATATTATGGGAGATTTAATCAGCTCTCATAAAACTGAATCTGCTGCCATGAAAAAAGCTAAGAAAGAACTCACATTTAAACATACCGAAAAAGAAAAGAAATCAACCGGACTTTATATCTGGCTAGATGATCAAAATCATGCACCAGTTGGTGTTATATTTCAAAAGAAGAAAGATAAAAAGGGGGTGTAAGGGTTTCGACAGGGTAAAAAAGAAGAATAGTGCAAGTAGTCAAACGTACCAGCAGACTTTAAATGCAGATACAAAACAATAATTGCTAATAATAATAACAATTTCGAATCTGTCCGCTTAGCGGCTTAATCGGGAGGTTGCTTAGGACCTTCTTTTCAATCTAAGCAAACAACAGACAAGTTGTAAAAATCAAAACCATCTAATGCAACAGGACGGTAAGCAATAGATTATAACCGTATAGCTTTTCAGTTTGTGACTAAAACTGAATAAACTTGTGAATGACTTGAATTGTGATTTATCTTGGACGCCAGTTCGACTCTGGCCACCTCTACCACTTACATAACAACAAAGCAGATTTATAACTCTGCAAAAACGAGAAAATAATGACAAAAACACTTATAATCGCAGCACTGTTAACTTTGACAGGCTGTTTTAACTCTGACAATACCGATACCGTCCTCCCCGATGATCCTATTGAAACACAACCTATAGGAAGAATTGGCGGATTTGTTGAGGACCTTTCGGGGCAACCTCTATCGAATGTTTTGGTGTCCACCGAAACCGAAGTAGCTTACACCGCCGATGACGGCTCATATACGCTTGAAAATGTATCACCTGGCACTGACATCGTTATCAAGTTCACCAGGGCAGGCTATGCTTCAAACTATGAGGTTGTTGAACTGATTAGTTGGGAAACGGTAACTTCTAATACGTCTCTCATGAGCATTGGTGGCGTAGCAACTTTTAATAGTGCGGAAGCTTCACAAGTTACTCTTGATGATGTTACAGTAGACTTTCAGGCAAACAGCTTTATCGATGGAGATTCTGGAGCCCCTTATACTGGTAATGTGATGGTAGAGATTACTCATGTCGACCCCACTACTGATGAACTTGATGCTGCACCCCGAGATCTTTCTGCGATTGGCTCTGATGGCTCCTCACAGCTTGTATCTTATGGTATGGTTGATATAACTCTTTATGGTGTTGATGGAGAAATCTTAACAGTTAATCCAGACATGCCAGCAAACATTAAAATCCCAATTACTAATGGTAACCTAAATGAAGATTACCAGCTTTCCGTAGGTGACACCCAATCAACGTGGTCATTCAGTCCTGAGCGAGGTATTTGGGTTGAAGAATCTGTAGGAACTATCACTGGTGATGAAAACGGTCTTTTCTTTACCTTTGAAGCGCCTCATTTCTCATGGTGGAACTGCGATCAAGGATTTGTACCTTCATGTGCATCAGGACGCGTCATTGATTTTGTCGGTTTCCCAGTTAGAAGCGCCGAGGTTACCTGCGCCGGCGGACAAACAACGTCTACAGTCACCACTGATGAGGACGGCTATTACGTTTGTTCTGTGATGGTCGGTGACTATGTTAGCTTTACTGGCAGCACTTTTGTAGGCGGCCGCGACTGGCACAAGACGAAGGGAGCAATCTTTATGGACAGCGAGGGCTCCTCTGCAGCAGATTGTGAACCCATCCCAGATATCCAAATTGATGTTTGTCGTATTGCCGGCGCCGTTAATGTGGAGAATTACGAGGCTAGTCTTAGTGAAGACAGTTCAGAAACAGTAGCAGCTGATGGCTTGTCCGCAGTCTTTTGGGAACCACCCGGAGACATCTCATATTGTAATAATCCGCTTGATTCATTGCAAGTTGGCGAATGCTGGTCAGGTACTAATGATGAAATAATCTCTAACTATCCCGAAAGCTCATGGCCTGGAATTCCAGCCTCTGCTCGCTCTGCAGGACTTTGGTTTGAAGTTTCTAATGCGCACGGATCTTATCGTATGGAAAGAACTCTTCAGGGAGTACTCCCCTTCTATGCATGGCAAACTCATAGCGATGAAAATGGAGATATTGTTACGGATAGACCCGAGTTTAACCAAGGAGACCTTCTTGCTGTCTCTGCAGCCGGTGATTCCGGGGCTTATTTTGGTCCCTGGGCTGTCGCTGACATCGCAGAGATACCTAGCCAAGTATTCTTCTCTAGCAACAGTCTGACGGCAACTGGTGGCAATCTATTAGTAGACTATGCCAATGCTAGCGGAGACGATGTTTTCTTCGCCGCCGCAGCAGGTGATGAACAAGTACTTTGTAGATTTGAAGACGCTGGCGCATTTAGTGTGCCGGCACATGCATTGTCAGGCTTGCCTGCAGGCTTCGGTGGAGCATCTGTCTTTAATCTGTCGCTGGAGCTAGCACCCGGACCAGATGGGCTGCCTATCTATACACAAATATACTCTGGACAATCTGTATCTCTCTCAATTGAATAAATATTAAAAAATATTGCGCTTGCTTCGTGGAGTGGTATAACTACTATAGGAAGTAAAAAATGAAAAGACTAATAATATCAGACATTCATATTGGAAGTAGATATTACAAAGCGGATCAAGTGAAAGCTTTATTGCAGACGATCAAGTATGATCAGTTAATCCTAAATGGAGACATACTCGATCTTATAAAAGTGCCCATCTTTACGGATCGGGCACTTTGTCTTTTAAAGGCGATAGATCCCTCGAAAGAAATAATATATGTTGTAGGTAACCATGATATATTATTTAAGGGGTTCGTAGGAAATTCTATTGGTCCCGTTAAGTTTGTGAACTCATACGAGTTTGAAGAAAAAGGTAGAACATTTAGAGTAGAACATGGTGACGCTTACGATAAGGGCTGGATTAAAGATAGCTTCTGGATAAAGCTTTTGTCCCTCGTTCAGAACTCTATAGAGAATTACTTTAATATTGATTTAACATCTTGGTACGTTTCGCGTAAAATAAAAAAGCGCAAACTAAAAAGAATTTGGGATTTACTAGATGCAAATAGCGACGTTGATGTTATAATATTAGGACACACACATATCCCAGAGGCAGTTATATGGGTTAATGAAAGGGAAGAGATAAAAACCTATATTAATTGCGGAGATTGGGTATCACATACTTCATATGTGTTAATCGACGATGGGGTTGCTCGCTTAAAAGAATGGAAACCATCAAGAAGCTAAAGAAAGATATATCAGTCGGCGATTTGGTGCGCTTGCGTACCCGAAAGAAGACAGCTAGGAAATCTATAGCAATTGTATTAGAGCTTATAGATCCAGATGATTTTAAACGTAAAGAAGAAAATACAATTTGGTTAAACTATGCATATAAGGTCCATTCCAAGGGAAAGATCTTATATATTTCCTCTGGACAAATTGAATGTGTCCTAAGTAGTGGCGCCCCATGAAGGTTTATGATTATAAAATCGATGATTGGGTGATTTACAGACCACAGGGAAATACTTATGAACATATACCAGAAAATAGGTGTGTTATTTTAGAGGTCTTATATGATGATCCGTTTTATGATTACAAAATTTTTATCGACGTACGTGGGATTATTAGAAATGTCCGGGAAAGCGACTTGTTTCCTTACGAACAAACTAAATAATATAGAAGAGCCCCCTTTTAGGTGCCCCTGCTGCGGGTACACGCCGTGCGACTGTGATGACCATTAAAGAAAACAAAATACTGAAAACACTAACATCATTTTTAATGATGTGTATGGTTTTCCTATCGTGTTCTCCAGATTATGGTGTAAAGTATGATCTCATAGAAGAGATACAACCAACCACAGTGGTGATAGATTCTTTTCTGCAGCGCTCTCCCCCAGAGCATCTAGACGTTTTAATAATACTTGATACATCCGGTTCGATGAATGATAACTATGATAGTGTTAGTGCGGGCGTAGAACTTTTAAGAGCAGACATTGAAAAGCTCACTTCCGATTATAAAATTGGATATATCAACACCAGTCTTCGCGAACCTTATTTTAATGGACCTTACGATCAAAATAGTTCTGTTCTTGACATGCTTATGGCACCGTATACTTTGGGAAATGATAGTACAGAAGAAGCATTCGCAGCCATGTACGAGTTTACAACACAGACCCCTGAAGGTACCGATTTCTTCCGCGATGGTGCTGACAAATTATTTATTTTTGTTTCCGATGAAGATGAGCAGAGTGCAATACCGACAAACATATTCCATGACTGGTTAATGTCAGAGTTTTCTGAAGTACAGCAAGACGCTGTTACCATTGTTCTCACTGAGGACTCTATGTGTGATAGTGCCTACACTGCTATGATAGGTACAAAATATATAGAACTTTCAACTCGATTTTATAAAGAAGCGGTTGACCTCTGCAGCGATTGGAGCCTATGGCTAGCCGACAGCACTTTTCTTGTTGGAATAGTGGATGAAATACCACTAACGAGAATACCGGTTATAGAAAGTCTTGTAGTTTATTTAAATGGCACAGAGATTACAGAGTGGAACTATGATGCCGCAGCAAATATGATTCTACTAGACTTTGAGCCATCCCCCGGCGATTTAATCGAAGTGGGTTATGTTATTCTATAAAGCGCTCGCTTTGAAACAATTTAAATTACTACTAATTATATTTTAAGGAGTATAAAATGGCAATCCATAGGGATATGATTGACAAGAAAAAAGAAGAAAAACCTACTGTAATGGTTTCTGGTGGTTTTGATCCGGTTCACGCTGGGCACATAAAATTAATTAGAGCCGCGGCAGAGCATGGTAAAGTAATTGTGATCGCCAATTCTGACGAATGGTTATTTCGCAAAAAGGGTTTTGTGTTTATGGACTTTGAGGCCCGGGCCCTGATATTAAACGCTATCAAAGGTGTTATACTGGTTGATTCTGTAAATGATAGCGATGGCACTGTTTGCGAAGCAATCCGTCGACATAAACCAACATTTTTCGCTAATGGTGGAGACCGCGGCCGCGACAACACGCCCGAGCAGCATGTGTGCGAGGAACTCGGAGTTAAACTTTTGTGGAGCATCGGCGGTGACAAAAAATTAGCAAGTTCATCAGACTTGGTAGAAAATGTCCGACAATTTGAAACACCACCCCACAGATATACCTCCAAGGTGTCAGAAAAATAAAAGAAAACGTCAACTGGAGCCCTAACTATAGTATGGGACACTCTACTTTGACTCTGAAACTCGATGCGTCATACCGTCCGATAGGGGTGATTGATGCGGTTGAGGCTTTTGTTTTGTGTCTTGTCGGCAAAGCCACTCCCGTTGAAAATTACGGGAAAAAGATAAACACCGTAAATAAGAGTTTTACACTACCAGCTGTCATCGTCTTACACAGAGTTATAAAATTTAGGTTATATAACTTAACACCAAATCGAAGAAACATTTTATTGAGAGACAATAACCAGTGTCAATATTGTCGACAAATGTTTCCTCCTCTTGAACTAACACTAGATCACATAGTGCCGAAGTCTCTCGGAGGAACCAATACGTGGCTAAACTTGGTAGCGGCATGTAAATCATGCAACCAGAAGAAAGGAAATAAACTTTTAAGAGACACGGCAATGACCTTATTACGAAAGCCATACTCACCAAAATACAGCATTTTTACGTCTATGTTAAATGATAAACAAGTATCAGATTTGTGGTCTGATTATTTGTGGGAAAAAAGTTGACACAACAGTTCTCCCATGTTAAAATAACATTATACTTTATAAAGGAGAACAAATGAGTATAATCAACAAAATCAAAAACCTAAACCTTTCAAACGACACTCAAGTTACGTTGAGCTATGAAGAAGCATGCGATGTATTTGTACATAATGAAACAGCAATCGATACGGCACTGTCCGATACTGATGTGATTTCAACGCTAGCAGAACTAATCACAGAGCACCCGAAACTGAATGTGTTCACTATCTACGGATCAGATACCGACGGAATTCTAAACCACTTGCGTACCGAGGGCTTTCTCGATGATTATCAGCGCGGCGATTTTGAATTCACGGATTATGTAACTGAAGTATTAACTGAGAACTTCTATGATCAAGATTTTGTAGATTCTTCTGTTCGTGCATACGATTATAAGCGCGGAGAATGCACTTTATCAACGCAAGTATTGACAACCGTCGGCGAAATACTGTCAGAAGAGTATATTTCTTTGTCCCCTTGGACTGTCAGCGTACCCACGGAAAATGGTACCCTGACATTTAACTAGCCACCGCGTCCGCTGCACCGTCGGGTAAATAATAACGGTGCGTGGCTGCCGAACGTCACGCAGGCAGGGGTTTGTGGTTTCCTGAGACGTCGAAAACCACTTTAGCCCCTATAGTTTATCTGGTAAAACAGCGGATTTGTAACCCGCAGTGCTTTGTTCAAGTCAAGGTGGGGGCACCATTATGGTGTGATATAAAAGAAGATTTGTTTGAGTAAGAGACTATTTATCGATAGTACCCTTGAATGTAGGATTACATGAGCAAAAAGAAGAATTATGTATTAGACACCAGCGTCTATTTAACGGACGCAGAAGCAATATACAAGTTTAGCAATCATGATATTTTTATACCCCTTAAGGTATTAGAAGAAATTGATAAGCATAAAAAGCGACAAGATTCTGTCGGAGTCAATGCGCGCCGTATAATCCGTATCCTCGACGAAATCCGGACCCGCGGGAATCTTAACACAGGTGTGAGGATTGAAAAGGGGAAAGGGTTAGTAACAGTGATGTCTTATTCCTGTGTAACTTCTTCTATCTCCTTTCCCCCGGATCTAGATCTTCGAGTGCCCGATCATGTTATAATCGCCACAGCACAAGCGATCATAACCAAAGAACACCTTAAAGAATCAAAGCGAACACCCAGAGAGACGATTTTAGTCTCTCGTGATATCAACATGAGGGTTATTTGTGATTCGATTGGAATAAAGTCAGAAGATTATAATACAGATAAAGCGTTGGAAAGCTCGGCAGAGTTATATCAGGGGTTCGCAGAACATCTTGTCGATGATGCTGTGATCGATCGATTCTACAATGACGAAGATGTATTTATTTCTGATAGTGAAATGGAAACCGAGTGGTATCCAAACCAATATGTTATGATGGTTTCTAACGCTAATCCTAAAAAGACAGCCTTGGCGCGTTTTAGAGATATTCACAGCCCCCTTCGGAAAGTTATTCACGCAGCAATACCAGACTGGAAAATCAAGTCTCGCAACAAAGAACAAGCTTTCGCCATCGATCTTTTATTAAATCCGGACGTAAAGGTCGTCTCTCTTGTCGGAATGGCTGGGAGTGGTAAGACCCTTCTTGCCATAGCAGCCGGACTACAACAGACCATAGGGCTCCGGGAAAACCCATATACACGTATGATTGTCTCGCGCCCTGTCCAACCGCTGGGAAAGGACATAGGATTCCTTCCGGGCACAGTGGATGAGAAAATGCTTCCATGGCTTATGCCGATTCAAGATAATCTTAAGTTCTTGATGGGAGATAAAGCGTCGGTTGAGATGTATATGGAGAAAGGCAAGATTGAAATCGAAGCTCTTACATATATTCGTGGTCGCTCGATTGCAAATGCGTTCATGATTATTGACGAAGCTCAAAACCTTACCATGCACGAGATTAAAACAATTATCACACGCGTCGGAGACGGAACCAAGGTGATACTCACAGGTGATATTGAACAGATTGACAATATTTATGTCAATGAAACATCAAATGGGCTCGCTCATGCAGTGGAAAAGTTTAAAGAGTTTCCAATTGCAGGGCATGTTACATTTAAAAAGGGTGAAAGAAGCGAAGTTGCGACGATGGCAGCTAAGGTTTTATAGATAATTCACCCACCGATTAATATATTTAATAAATATACTTGCAAATAAGATTTAATGTGTTATACTATTAATAGGAGCAAATAACATGACAACCAAAGAAACAAATGTGATTACTGAAGAAGAAGTACACACCAACCCTATGCTAGCGACAACTCCGGACAATAATTCGGAACTAAAACAATATCTCATTAATTATACCGGTGCTAAACTACAACCGGACAATGAGAAGGTAACGGCCCATATGATTATTGAGACTGTGGCTGCTGACTTTCCGGAATTAGTTTATGTTATCGCAGAGGAGAACTTTCTAAGAGGATATCAATTAGGACTAAATGATGCAGGAACACTTAAGACAGAAACAGATGAAACTGAACCAGCCGGGACATGATTTTTATACCAGCCGCGGCACCCATGTTTATTTTAAAAATCAGCTAAAAAATCCAAACATCAGCCCTGAAGCAGTTGTTGCTTCAGTTGAAGAAAAGATCCCCGATCACCTATTGTCAGAAATGGAGATGATCATAATCGGGCATTTTAAAGAATTTGAAGAAAGGTACATTAGTGCCTTTTATAAAGACGGCATCTTACACATATCAAACGTTCAGGAAAGTGAAGAAGATCTGATAGACGATATAGTACATGAGATCGCACACTCGATTGAAGCACCGTACGGTTACGAGATATATGCAGACCAAAGAATAAAATCTGAGTTCTTGCAAAAAAGAGGCTCACTCTATAATAAATTAAACGCTCTTGGTTATAAGGCTCCCAAAAGCTGGTTTACCAATACAGAGTATGATGAAGATTTCGATAACTTCTTGTTTCAAACAGTGGGAAGAGATAAGCTGAGGATGATATGCACTGGGCTATTTATAAATGCTTATGCAGCAACCTCACTAAGAGAATACTTTGCAACGGGGTTTACCGATTTTTATCTTTACGCGAATAAAACACTGCTTAAAACGATATCTCCGCTGCTAGCGCAAAAACTTTTTTTCCTTCACGACATAAAAAACCTTGACGAAAGCATCTGATGTGGTTATAATAATAAGAAACATGGAGTTTGTGTGCCGCACATAAGTTATAGTGAGCTAAAAGATTGGGCGTTTTGCGCCTTTTACCATAAATTAACAAGAGTAGATAAGATAGATGGCTTCAAGGGTAATGCTTACACTGCTTTCGGCTCTGCTATTCATGATGTATGTGAAAAGAAGCTTCTAAAAGAGAGTTTTAATGAAGAAGAACACTTTATTAAGGCATTCGAGGAAAACCTTGCTAACTTACCAGGTGATGTTGATGTAGATCCTAAGATGACTTCAGATATGCATGTACAAGGCAAGGCAATTTTGCCTGAGATTGAGGATGCTCTGAGCGAATACTTTGGTGAATACGAAGTGTTAGCAACAGAGCTTCCACTTTATGAACCTATAAAGGACGAAAAAGAACATAACTTTAAGGGATATATCGATGCAATCGTTGCAACGCCCGATGGAAAGGTTCACATTTTTGATTGGAAGACTTGTTCTTGGGGGTGGAACCAACGGCGCAAAAGTGAAAAGATGACAACTTATCAGCTAACCCTTTACAAGCACTTCTTCGCACAAAAGACAGACACAGATCCAAAATATATTGAAACACACTTTGCTCTACTCAAAAGAACAGCTAAAAACAATAGAGTTGAATTCTTTCGAGTAACAAGTGGCCCAAAGAAAACTGAAAACGCTTTAAAGGTTTTAAGAACCGCGCTTTGGAACATCAAGAAAGGACGAACTATCAAGAATAAGGCGTCCTGTACATCCGGCTTCGGATGCAAATTTTATAACACAGAACACTGTAAGTGAGGATAATTTAATGAAGAAAAAGAAAGTTTTGGTGCTCTCCGATCACCCGCTTTCGCCATCCGGGGTTGGAACCCAAACCCGGTATATGATCGAGGCGCTCCTTAAAACAGGGCGCTATCAATTTGTTTGTTTAGGCGGAGCAGTAAAACACAGAGAATACCAGATGCAGAAGGTTGATCCCTATGGGGAAGACTGGCGAATATTCCCTGTCGATGGATACGGAAACCCGGAAATCATACGTTCAATACTCCAGAAAGAAAGACCGGATGTATTATGGTTTATGACAGATCCTCGTTTTTATACGTGGCTATGGGAAATCGAGAATGAAGTGAGGATCAATGTCCCAATGGTTTATTATCATGTGTGGGATAACAACCCGGCGCCGTTCTACAATGCAAATTACTACAAATCTAATGATAAGGTAGTTTGTATATCAAAGGTTACAAAAGGCATTCTAGATACAGTTGCCCCAGACGTAGACAGCGAGTATCTTCCACATGCGGTAGACTCCGAGTCTTTCTATAAGTTCAAGACAGAAGAAGATCTCGCAAGAACCGCTGTTATTCGTGACCGCGTCGTAGGCGCCTCAACACAGTTCGCAAACCCGGAGAAGAAAATCTTTTTCTGGAATAATAGAAATGCACGCAGAAAACAGTCTGGAACACTTATTTGGTGGTTTAAAGAGTTCTTAGATGAAGTAGGTCATGACAAAGCGACTCTGCTTATGCATACTGATGCGCGAGACCCTCACGGACAAGACTTACCTCATATTTTGAACCACCTTAATATAACAGACGGACAGGTTTTGCTTTCAACTGATAAGGTTTCTCCACAAGACCTCGCAGCAATGTACAACGCTGCGCATTTTACCATTAATATCTCGGATGCGGAAGGATTTGGACTAGGAACGTTAGAATCTTTAGCATGCGGAACTCCTATTATTGTTAATATGACAGGTGGCTTACAAGAACAGGTTACCGATGGAAAGAACTGGTTTGGCTACGGCTTAGAACCTTCTTCAAAGGCGATTATTGGTTCTCTGCAAGTGCCATACATCTACGAGGATCGTATCACCCAGAAAGATTTTACAAGTGCTCTCAAAAAGGCGCTGAATATTTCACCAAAGACTTACAAGAAGATGTCGATACAAGGTAGAGAACATGTTCGTGCAAACTATAACTTTGACGATTATGAGAAAAACTGGGTTAAGATTATGGATGATGTTGTTGAAACATACGGATCATGGAATGAAAGAAAACAATATAAACGCTGGCATTTGCTGGAGGTAGCATAATGAAAAAGAAAGTATTCTTTAGAGGACCCCTTCTAACAAGATCGGGATACGGAGAGCAGGCTAGGTTCGCCATGCGGGCATTAGCTTCCCGACCAGATCTTTTCGATATTTATATTCAGCCTTTAGAGTGGGGAAAAACCTCGTGGACCAACGAGGATACCCCTGAGAGGGCTTGGATTGATAGAACTATAGAAAAGACCCTGCAATACATCCAACAAAACGGACAGTTTGATATATCGTTCCAAGTTACAATTCCAAATGAATGGGACAAACCAGCGCCGATTAATATTGGATACACAGCCGGGATTGAAACTACGAAAACATCACACCAATGGATTCAAAAGGGTAATGAGATGGACGGTATTATTGTAGTTTCCAACCACGCCAAAAATACTTTTTTAGCTACGGACTACCAACTCGTCAATCAACAAACAAACCAAACAATGATTCTCAAGTTAGATACCCCAATCGAAGCAGTCAACTATCCAGCAAAGAAGTTTGATACTCTTCCGGATGTTGACTTGGATTTAGAATATGAACACAATTTTCTCGTCGCTGCACAACTGGGTCCACGCAAAAACTTGCAAAATACTATTAAATGGTTTGTTGAGGAATTCCGAGAAGAAGAAGTAGGACTTGTTGTAAAGTGCTACGCTGCGAAGAACTGCCTATTAGATCGCGAGATGACAATGCAGAATCTTAGACAGTTAATCTCCTCATTGGGACAAAAGAAGTGTAAAGTGTATCTTCTGCATGGCGACATGACAGACGAAGAAATGCACTCCCTCCAAACACATCCTAAGATTTCCGCATTCTTATCCCTAGCTCATGGCGAGGGCTTTGGTTTGCCGATTTTTGAAGCAGCCTATTCTGGCAACCCTGTCATTGCAACTGGCTGGTCCGGTCAACTGGACTTTCTTGTTGACGAAGAGGGCAAGTCAAACTTTTACAATGTAAATTTCGATCTTAACCAAGTACAACCAGCAGTTGTTTGGGATGGTGTCTTGATTGCTGACTCAATGTGGGCTTACCCTCGTGAACAATCTGCAAAGAAGTGTATGCGCGACTGTTATAACGATATTGTAAATCAAACAGAAGGAAGCGTTGCAACATCTGCCCGCACCTTTGCTGAATCCGTGCAGGAGAGATTTTCGCAAGAAAAACAATATAAAGCTATGGTCGACGCCGTTCTCAAATTCTCTGGAAATCCAGAAGAAGAACAATGGAGAGATGTGTTGGACCAAGTGGTAGAGTATGATTAGCAAAGAAGTAATCTTTATATCCGACTTCTTTATCAATGAGGTAATGGGTGGCGCAGAGTTTTGTAATGATGCTCTGATGAAACTTTTAAGTCCGGATGTAAAGATTGCTAGTTTAAAGTCTGACCGTGCAACTGTTCAACTTGTTGAGAATAATCTTGATAAGTTCTTCATTGTCGCGAACTTCTTTCAACTTGCTGAAAACGTAAAAGTAGCTTTAGCAAAAACGACGTACGTCATATTAGAGCACGATCACAAATATGTCCGCTCCAATAATCCTTCCTTATATAAAGATTTCCTTGCACCCGAAAGACAAATACAAAACAAGGCATTTTATAAGAACGCGTTAGCAGTGCTGTGTCAATCTAAAAAACACGCCGGCGTCGTTCAACGGAACCTCCTAATAAACAACATTGTAAATTTAGGCGGCAACATATGGAATGAGGAGCAACTCGCCACCTTAGAAAGCAATCTGCATGCTGAGAAAGTAATTAAGTATGGAATTCTTCAGTCTAATAATCGCAATAAAGGCATGCCAGCAGCGATCGCCTATTGTCAGAGAAATGGGATAGACTTTAAGTTAATCGAACCCAAGCCATTTCCCGAGTTTATTAGAGACATTTCCCAAGTAGAAACATTAGTATTCTTTCCTCAATGGTTAGAAACATATAGTCGTTTTGCTATCGAGTCAAGGATCCTTGGCTGCAAACTTATAACAAACAGCTTGATAGGCGCCACCAGCGAAGACTACTTTAAGCTAAAAGGTAAAGAGCTTTTAGATTTTATAAGACAAAACAACCAGAATCTTCGTCAACGCTGGATTAAACTAATCGACAAGAGTGAGATAAAATACTTCCCGCCCTTAGATTTGCCAAAGATTACAGTATTTTGCCCTCTATATGCCGGCGAACAATATATCGAAGGCTTTCTGAAGTCTATGCAAGAGCAGACAATCTTTAACCAGTGCGAACTGATCATTATTGATGCCAACTCTCCCGAAAATGAGAGCCAGCACATCGAAGAGTTTATGAAAGAGCATGAAAATGTAATTTACAAGCGATTAGATTATAGGGCGTCAGTAATGGAAACTGAAAATATGGCAATCCATATGGCAACGGGCGAGTTCTTTGCTCAAGCATGCGTTGATGATAGACATCATAGAGAATATCTTGAGATTATGGCAAAACATCTCCACTATCACGAGGACATAGATCTTGTTTATACAGATTGCCTCCAGACTAAAAAGCCAAATGAGACTGTGGAGACAAACTCTTCGTCTGGAAACTATTACGAGCATTCGCGAAATGAGTTTTCTCCAGAGAACATGATCAAATGTCTGCCGGGCCCAATGCCTATGTGGAAGCTGAGTGTACACGAAAAATGTGGATATTTTGATGAAGGTTTATCGTATGCAGGAGATTGGGACATTTTTCTAAGAATGGTCGCAGCAGGTTCTAAATTTAAGAAAATTGATATTCCGCTGGGGCTATATTACTTTAATTCTGAGGGGTTATCAACCTCAACAGAAAACCAAATCCCTAGGGGAAAAGAAGAAGCAGAAGTCTTCTTTAAACATAAAAATGTATTCGGTGAAGCGAACTACAATAAATATAAAAATTACTTCTCACAATTTATAAGGAATGAAAATGAGTCAACAACGTAAATACCTCCCTACACTTTCTGAGCTATGCGATAGGTTGTCTATTGCTCAACTCAAAGAAGTGTTCATCCCCGAACACAAAGTAGAATATGCCCAAGAGATATCAGACATTTGTCATGATATACAGCTTATTCTAAATGAAAGCCCCTCCAGTGTGAACGCAGAAACAATCAGGGCGATTGTCGTTCTTTCACAGATGAACCTGCACATTTGGCACAACGAATCTCAAGTTCGTGCTGGTACTGGTGACGGCGACTTAGCACTTACTCATGGGCTTAACGGTTTAAGGAATGTGGCAAAGAACAAGATTCAAGAGATTAATGGCGGAAGAAAAGATTATAAGATTGATTGTCTAGCGGCAGATTTTAAAGATTGGGAAATCAGCTGGGATAATGACTGAGGTTTATGATTTTGATGTTGTCATTATTGGAGCCGGACTTGTAGGATTAGCTGTAGCTAGAGAATTATCCTCGGTATATGATAATATTATATTAGTTGAAAAAGAGTCAAGTTTCGGGCAGCACGTTTCGAGTCATAATAGCGAAGTTATCCACTCCGGCATATATTATCCCAAGGACGCCCTTAAAACTAAGCTATGTGTTGAGGGCAATAAATTGCTTTATAAATTTGCACAAAAATATGATATACCGCATAAGAAATGTGGAAAATTGATTGTGGCTACCTGCGCAGAAGAAGAACCTATTCTTGATCAACTTTATGAGCAGGGGAAGAAAAACGCGGTAGTAGGTATGTCAATGATTGGCAAATCAGAGATCGCCAAAATAGAGCCAGCCGTTAAAGCAACAAAGGCACTCCACGTAGAATCTACAGGAATAATAGACAGCCATTCAGTTATGCAGCTGCTTGAGGCGTCAGTCTTAAATGCGGGGGTGATCACTCTGTATAATACTGAAATAACATCGATTGATAAAAAAAATAACATTTATAAGTTGACAACTGATACAAATAATGATATTATACAAACAAGAATAGTAATTAACGCTGCAGGGCTCTGGAGCGACACTATTGCGGCAATGGTGGGAATAAATGATTATAAGATCCATTGGTGTAAAGGCGAGTATTATAAAACCAACAAACATAGGAATATGAAAAAGCTGATTTATCCGGTACCGGATCCTCAAGGCAAGTATTTGGGAATTCATACGGTACTAGATTTAAATGGCGGACTTCTTTTCGGACCAAATGCATATTATGTAGACAATCTCTCTTATGATATGAAAGAGAATAACAAGTCCCAGTTTTATGAGGCGATTAATCGATATTTAGATATTGGTTGGTGCGAGATAGAACCAGCGTTAACTGGCATAAGACCAAAACTTCAAGCTCCCGGCGAGAAATTTAGAGATTTTGTAATAGAAAATAACCAAAAACATGAGAATTTTATCAACATAGTAGGAATAGAATCACCGGGCTTGACAGCCTGTCTTGCTATTGCTAAACATACAAGGGGAATTATTAGATGAAAAAAGAACACGTATTAGTCACAGGAGGCGCCGGTTATATAGGCTCTGAACTGATCGATTACTTACTCCACGCAGGATATACTGTAACAGCGCTCGATAACTTAATGTATGATCCGACATCGTTGCTGCGCTATACCAACAATCCAGATTTTGGCTTCATCAAGGGGGACGTTAGAAACGTTCTATTGATGGAACGCCTTATGGCAGAAGCAGACATTATTATACCTTTGGCGGCATTGGTTGGCTTTCCTTTGTGCGATGAGGACCCCCGCGGTGCCCAAGAGATTAACCATGACGTTAATACTTGGATAGCAAAAAACAAAAAGCCAAATCAAAAGGTTATCTACCCCTGCACTAACTCTGGCTATGGTGTCAGTGTTGACGGCTCTGTCTGTACAGAAGAATCACCCCTTAATCCTATTTCGCTCTACGGACGCACCAAAGTGGCGGCAGAGAAAGAATATCAAGATGTTGATAACTGTATAACGTTTAGATTGGCTACTGTTTTCGGCCCGGGCTCTCGCATGCGTACTGACCTCCTTGTAAACAACTTTGTTCTTAAGACATTGCGTGAGAGAGTTCTGGTGTTATATGAGTGTGAGTTCATGCGCAACTATGTGCATCTTCATGATGTTTGCCGCGGCTTTATGTTTATGCTCCGTAACTGGGAAGATTGTAAAAATGAAACATATAATCTTGGAAATGACGAACTGAATATGAACAAGCTCCAGTTAGCCGAAAAGATTCAAGAGCATCTTCCTCTGGAGATTATCCGCGCGGAGATTAACAGTGATCCTGATACCCGCGACTACATTGTTAGTAGCGATAAGATTTATAATAAAGGCTACAAGTGTAAATATGATCTCGATGATGGAATCAGACAACTCATAACTGCATATGCTATCATAGAAAGCCCCTGGTACGCAAACTATTAATATGAAACAGATAGATGTATTATTCGTCCATCCCAACGGCGCCCAGATAATTTATCAAGAGTTGAGTAAAAACTATTCAGCGATTGAGCCGCCTATATGGGCAGCGCTGCTGGCAAAAAATGCCCTCACAAAGGGGTTTACTACAAATATTCTTGACTGTGAAGCAGAAAGAATAGACGCATCAGAATCAGCAAAACGAGTAAAAGAGCAGAATCCTCGTTTGGTGGCGATAGTGGTATACGGACAACAGCCCTCGGCATCAACTCAAAATATGATTGGTGCTCGAATGTTGATAGAACAACTGAACGTGATTGCTCCAGAGCTTAAGACGATTCTCATCGGATTACACCCCTCAGCCGTTGCTCGACACACACTGGAAACCGAAGGCTCTGATTTTGTTTGCCAAGGTGAAGGTCCTTACACTATTCAAAAGCTCTTAGAAATCGATATGGACGATCCCGACGCTCTAAGCACCGTCCCCGGGCTTTGGTATCGAGTTGATGGCAAGACCCTTTGCACACGCCCTGCGCCGATTATACCGCAAGAGAAGCTCTCTACGGAGCTACCCGGGATGGCATGGGACTTGCTTCCGATGGATAAGTACCGCACATCTAACTGGCATGCAATGACAAATGGAGACGACCGTCAGCCGTTCGCTTCTTTATATACAAGCCTAGGCTGTCCGTTCCGCTGTAGTTTTTGTTGTATTAACGCGCCATTCGGCAACAATAACTTGGAAAATTGGGACTACGGGCGTAATAAGTTTAGATATTGGGAGCCAGAATTTATGATTGAAGAGTTTGAGACTCTCCATAAAATGGGAATCCGGAATATTAAACTAGCTGATGAAATGTTTGTCTTAAATCAAGACCATTTCATGAAGCTATGCAACTTGATTATTGAGAGAGGCTACGACTTTAACTTTTGGGCGTATGCTCGCGTAGATACCGTTAAAGAAGAATATCTTGAAACATTAAAGAAAGCCGGCGTTAACTGGCTAGCCTTGGGAATTGAGTCGGGAAACACCGCAGTTCGAAAAGATGTAACCAAGGGTAAGTTCACAGATGTGAAGATCCAAGATCTAGTAAAGAAGATCCAAGATGCTGGCATTGACGTCATCGGTAACTATATCTTTGGGCTCCCCGAGGATACTATCGAGACCATGCAAGATACACTGGATATGGCAATGGAACTCAACTGTGAGTTTGCAAACTTCTATTCAACCATGGCTTACCCCGGATCACAACTATATCTTGATGCGTTGAGAGAGGGTTGGGAACTGCCTGAAACATACGTGGGATTTTCACAACATTCATATGAGACACACCCGCTGTCAACAAAATACATATCTGCAGCCGAAGTGTTGGGTTTCAGAGACGAAGCGTTTACAAGATACTACACCAGCGATAGATATTTGGATATGATTGAGGAAAAGCGAGGAAAAGCCACACGCCAGTCTATTGAAGATATGACAAAAATAAAACTTAAAAGAAAACTATTGGGAGATTGATATGTTAACGAAAGAAGATTTGATTGATTTTGAGAACGACATTGCAGCCTGTTTTGATGACGCACAAATCCGCGCCCCCGTTCACTTATATAACGGTAATGAAGAGCAAATGTTGGAGATATTTCGAAAACATGATATTGGCGATGATGATTGGGTCTTCGGATCTTGGAGGAGTCACTATCAGTGTCTTCTCAAAGGTGTTCCTCCTGAAAAGCTTAAAGCAGCTATCCTCAAGGGTCGCTCTATTTCATTGTGTTTTGCTGAGCAAAAGGTTCTATGCTCTGGGATCGTAACTGGTGTTATTCCAATTGCGGTAGGTGCTGCACTGGACATTAAGAGAAGAGGTCTTCCCGGTAAGGTATATTGTTTTATGGGTGATATGACATCTGAGACCGCCGCGGCACATGTAAATATAAAATACGCCAGAAACCATAAGCTTCCTATTCACTTTATCATTGAAGATAATGGCAAATCAGTTTGTACCGACACCAGAGCCACGTGGGGAACTGAGAAGCTAACCTATGAAGATGTCAACGACGAGTACATAACATATTATAGCTACGACGCAAGTAAGTGGCCACACGCTGGAGCCGGCAAGAGGGTACAATTCTAATGGGTAAATATTTTGATGAACTGCAACGAGCAATGACTTATCTCGGAGAGCAAGAAGATACAGTGTTCATAGGACAAGCAGTGGCTTATGCTGGCACCGCAATGACAAACACTCTTAAGGGTGTAGACAGAGATAAACTAATTGAAATGCCAGTCGACGAAGAAATGCAGATGGGAATCACCAATGGACTCGCAGTCAACGGTTCTGTCCCAGTTAGCATCTATCCGCGCTGGAACTTTCTTCTATGCGCCATAAATCAACTGGTTAACCACTTGGATCGCATGCCAGCTTTTTCACACGGCGAATATACACCCAAGGCGATTATAAGGGTGGGCATCGGATCAGAAAGACCGCTAAACCCTCAAGCACAACATACAGGTGACTTTACACAGTCGATTCGAGGCATGTTAAGAAACATTGAAGTTATCCGCTGCGAAGAACCAGAAGATGTGTTCCCAGCGTATTATAAGGCATATCACAGAACTGATGGCAAATGCACAATTGTGGTAGAATATGGTGATTATTATGGCGAAAAGTGATAAAAACGTACTTTTTATTACCGAGAAGTGGTGTGATGCAGATCCCAAAAAAGGACTAACCAACAATTACCATAATCTCTTTAAGACATTTAAAGCAGTATACCCAGATACAGAGTTTAATATTGTGCACTTAGATGAATATTCAATGCTGAAAAAGAAGCATATTGATACGTTCATACCAAAACTTATAGATAATTTGTCCCCGGATATTGTAGTTTTCTCTCTTTTAGGGAAATCTCACCTCAACCCAACAGATGACAGCTATAAATGTATTAAATCTTCAGGTGCTAAAACAGTCTTTATGTGGCCCGACGTATTCGATGAGTGGGGATTACCAGAGATTCAAGAGTTAAATGATAAAGAGTTCGCGGATTTACATGTTTGTTGGGGTTCTGAGAGGAACGCCAAAGTCCAACATGATAATTTGGTCTGGCTATGGGCTCCCCAAGACGAGACTCTGTATCACCCACTACATGAAAAGATAGAACAAAGAATCCCGGTTAGCTTCTTAGGCAGCGTCAGGTATCCTGAAAGACAAAAATATCTACAACACTTGATAGATAACAAGTCGCCTATCTATATTGACGGTGGGCAAAGAGAAAAGGGGCTCTCTGCTGCACGATATGCAGAGTTAATGAGAAATAGTAAAATAAGCTTGAACTTCCCGCAAGGCCCACAAGGATACGACCAGTGTAAAGGTCGCGTTTGGGAGATTCTAGCTAGTAAATCGTTGCTTTTTGAGCGCAAAAACGAAGCAACCCAGAACTTTTTAAAGCCCGGTGTACACTATGTTGAGTTTAGTGATGAACAAGATTTAGTAGATAAAATACAATACTATCTTGACAACGAGAACGAAAGGGATTATATTATAAATAAAGGTTATAAGATTTTTAAGAAGAAGTTTAATGCGACAGTATTCTGGGAATCGATAATGAAGGAGATTGATTGTGAGCTATAAATACGATGTCTCAATAATGATGCCGGCGATTAGAACAAGTCAGTGGCTAATGATGTATGGAAGCATTCTAAACTCATGCAAGAAATATAGTTGGGAGTTGGTGCTTGTTAGCCCCTTCGATCTGCCCGATAACATGAAACATTTTGAAAACATTAAAATGATTAAAGATTACAGCGCCCCAAGCCGTTGTGCACAAGTCGGTGCAATCGCTTGCGAAGGCGAATTCTTGTATCACTGTGTCGACGACGCTATTTTTCTTCCCGATGCAATTGACAACGCCGTGGAGTTTCACAGAAATAACTGCACAAATAAAGATGTTGTCAACATGAGGTACCGAGAAGGTGCTTTGTTTGGTGGTCCAACTTGGCCTCAACAATTCTGGCTCGCATGGTATCATGATGAGCTACGCTTGCCGGGTATTCCGCAACATTATAAGATTTCCTGCCATCATTTTATGAAGCTTGATTATTTTAGAGAACTCGGTGGCTGGGACTGTCGCTATGAATACGTAAATCACTCACTGCACGATTTAATGTTTCGAGTGCAAGCCGATGGCGGCAGACTTTATGATTCCCAGACGGATGCAACGACATGCAATCACTATGTTGATAAAACAGGGGACCATGCACCCATCTACGATGCGCAAACATTCTTTGATAAGCCACAGTTTGATGAGATTTACTCTGTCCCAAACGCAGCTAATAAGAGAATCAAGATTCCGCTCGACAACTGGAAACAGCAACCCGATGTATGGGAAAGAAGATTTAAGAAAAATGATGAAGGCGAACTGCCTGAAAGTTATGAGGAGTTAGGATACTAATGGATGTAGGAGTAATTGGTGTTGGTGTCGTTGGAGGCGCCTGTAAATTTGGATTTGAGTTAGCTGGACATAACGTGTTGGTGCACGACATCGCGCTTGAAACCACGATCGATGATGTATTGCCATCAGAGGTCGTCTATATCTGTGTGCCAACCCCGCGTGATGACGACGGTTCATGTGATATATCAATCGTCCGGCAGGTAATATTTGACCTCAAGGATCGAGGATATGAGGGCGTTGTCGCAATCAAGTCAACCGTTGTCCCGGGCACAACAGAGATACTAAGAATGCAAACTGGCATGAATATTATATTTGTTCCAGAGTTCCTTCGCGAACGCTGCGCAATCACAGATTTTACTGAGAACCACGATGTATGTATTATTGGTTGTTCAGACGATGAAACTTTCGAAATAGTGAAAGATTGTCACGGACCATTCCCAGAAAAGTTTGTTAGATTATCCCATGCTGAAGCGGAGTTCTGTAAATATTTTAACAATGTGTATAATGCAATGTTGATTATCTTCGCAAATAGTTTCTATGAAGCTTGCAAGGAACAGGGAGTTAACTATACCAAGGTAAAGAATGCGGTAGTGAATCGCCGGCATATCCATGGCAACTACCTCGAATGTAATGATAACTTCAGAGGCTTTGGGGGAATGTGTCTGCCAAAGGACGTATCTGCCATGGCCAAGTTAATGGAAAATACCAATGTAAACTTTTTCCAAAATCTTTTAGACGAAAATAACAATTATGAAGTAACTGTATTCGACGGGATGCGAAAATGAAAAAGATCCTTATTACCGGCAGCCAAGGTTTTATCGGCTCATACCTCTGCGCAGAGTTTTTGTCAAAGGGATACAGTGTTATCGGCATTGACAACTTCTCAAAGTATGGTCCAATAACTCGTCCCCACGATAATCATCCCAATTTCAAGCTTATTGAAATGGATGTAATAGATCTCCCAAATGATAAGATCCTTCCCGAACTAGAGGAAGTAGAATATATTATTTCTGGCGCCGCTATGATCGGGGGCATTACTTATTTTCACAAATATGCATATGATCTGTTAGCGACAAATGAAAGAATTATGGCATCGACATTCGATTTAGCCATTAAGCTTCACGAGAAAGGTATTCTTAAAAGAATCGTTGCTATCTCAAGCAGCATGGTTTTTGAAAATACAACCATATATCCGACACCTGAGATAAATGTTAAGACATGCGCACCCCCACTAAGCACCTACGGCTTTCAAAAGCTGGCAGTCGAATACTTCTGCAAAGGTGCTAGTGAACAATATGGCGTACCGTATACGATTATCCGACCGTTTAACTGCGTAGGAGTCGGAGAAGAGGATGCGATTGGAGAACATGAAGTAAAATCAGGAAACATTAAGCTCATGATGAGTCATGTACTTCCGGATATTATTAATAAGATTTTGAAAGGGCAAGACCCCTTGCATATTCTCGGCACTGGCGAACAAGTCAGATGCTATACCAATGGCAAAGATATCGCCCGCGGCATCCGAATGGCTCTCGAAAGCGACTGTGCCCTGAACGAGGACTTTAATATATCAACTCCAGTAGCTACGTCAGTAAAAGAGTTATCAAAGGTAGTATGGAATATTCTCAATCCCGGAAAAGAGTTTAGCACAGTATCTGACGAAGCCTACGAATACGATGTTCAAAAACGCATACCTAATACATCTAAAGCACTAGCTTTGTTAGGGTTTCAAGCAGAGATCGGTCTCGAAGAATCGGTTAGAGAAGTTATAGAATATATGAGGAACAAATGAGACCAGAGTTATCAATAATACTCCCCAGCATCCGCCCGGATCGCTTAGAGAAGTTGTACGATTCAATACTCACATCGACAGAGCGCACATTTGAGCTAATCATAGTTGGACCATATCCATTACCAGAGAAGCTCTCCGAACTTAAGAATGTAAAATACGTTAAGGATTTTGGATCTCCCGTCCGAGCCTCGAACATTGCGGCTTCTTTGTGTGAGGGAGAAGTCTATACATGGTTTGCTGACGACTGCATTCTATTTGAAAACAGCTTAGACAAGTGCCTAGACGAATATCGCGCCATGGGAACTGACAACAAAAATGTCCTTGTGGCGAAGTATTATGAAGGACAAGAAGGTTCTAGAGAGCGAGAGACGCTCCAGCCCGATAGCTACTTTAGAGTTAACGGCACACCTGCAGGATCACCACACATACCAGACGATTGGTGGCTTTTTAATATTGCCTTTCTTTCAGCCGAGTTCTTCCATACTCTAGGAGGCTGGGACTGCTCTTACGAGGGAACGTGGGCATCACATGCAGATATGGCTATCCGAGCCCAATACCTTGGCGCCAATGTAAAAATGGCACAGATTCCCCTCTTTACTTGCGATCACATGCCCGGTGGCACCGGCGATCACATGCCGATCTTTCAGTGTCAGCATCAGCATGATGAACCGCTGTTACAAAGCAAGTTTAGAGACCCAAATTGGTCTACGAATGTAAACCCAAGATTAAAAATAGATAATTGGAAATCGGCCCCCGCAGTTTGGGGAAGGAGATTTAAATAATGGCTCGTTATGATTTATCGATATGCCTCCCCGCTCACCGTACGCACTTGTGGCAGCGCCTATATGACAGCGCTGCAGAGGCAGTTGGCGAAGACTACACATGGGAGATGGTTCTTGTCGGACCAAATGATCCACCACCTGAGTTAGCGGCAAAAGATAACTTTAAGTTTTTTAAGGACAAAGGGTCTCCTGCACGCTGTGGACAGTTGTCAACAGTGTTAGCTGAAGGCGAACTAATGATGTGGGCATCAGATGATGGCTACTTCCTTAAAGATTCGATTAAAGAGTGTATAGAACTTCACGAAGACTTGCCATATAAAGATCTTGTGATAGTAAAATACGCCGAAGGAAGAGGTATTTCCGGCAAATGCCCGGAAGATAGCTATTGGACAGCATGGACACACCCAGACTTGCGCCTGCAGGGAGTACCAGAAGACTTCCAGATCCACTTGTTGGCGATGTATAAGCTTGACTATTTTAGAGAGCTTGGCGGATTTGACTGCCGTTGGGAGCATTTGAACATGAATACTCATGACTTAGCTTTCCGCGCACAACGTGATGGCAGCAAGTTTCACTTTAGTCCCAATCTGGTCCTCACATGTGATTGGAACCCAAATGAAGGAGACCACATTCCTGTGCAACAAGCCTACCATGCAAATGACGCGCCGTTGTTTCATCAAGTATATTCTCAGGATCAAAGCGACAGAATAATCATTGATTATCATAACTGGGTAAAGAGCGATGCAGCTTGGAAAAGGAGGTTCCCCGATGGCTAAAACCATTTTGGTAACAGGCGCCAATGGACTAGTAGGTTCGGCGATTAGAGATTTAGAAGAACAATATCCTCAATATAGTTTTGTGTTCTCTGGGCACAAAGAGCATGATCTAACAAATGAAGATGATGTCAAGAGACTGTTCGAAGAAGTAAAACCACAGTATGTAATACACACTGCCGCCAGAGTCGGCGGAATAGGCAGAAACCTAGCATCCCCAGCACAACAATATTACTGCAACATCTTAATGAATACGTTTGTGATTCACTATGCTCAACTCCACGGCGTTGATAAGCTGCTAGCTTTCTCGTCTGTATGCGCTTTCCCCGCGGGCTCACCGATGTTACACGAGGATAACCTACATGCAGGTGCTCCATATCCTGCGCACGGCTCTTACGCCTATTCAAAGCGTATGGTTGACGTACAAATTGAGGCGTATAAAGCTCAACACAACGTCAACTTCTGCTCTGTGATTCCGGGCAATATTTTTGGCGAGAACGACAACTTCAATCTAGAAGATGGGCACGTTGTGCCTTCTCTCGTTCACAAAGCCTTCGTTGCCAAGAGGGATGGCGGAAGCTTGACTGTCTGGGGTGATGGAACTCCCCAACGTGAGTTTTTGTACGCCGGCGATGTCGCCCGCGTCTGCATGGAGCTTCTTCAAACAGACGGTGACTTGCCGCAAAGATTGATTGTCTCAGGACAAGAAGAGACAGAAATAAAAGAGTTAGTATCAATGATCACAGACGCAACCGGGTACGACAATATAACATGGTTAACTGATAAGCCAAACGGACAAATGAGAAGACCAACAAACAAAGATGTGTTCAACAGTACGCTCCCCGATTTTGAATATACAGATCTCCGCGAATCAATCCAGAAGACAGTCGACTGGTTTGCTGACAACTACCCAACTGTGAGGCTATAAATGGCGAAAAAAGCATTAATAACAGGTATCAATGGACAGGATGGTTCCTATCTCAGTGAGTTTTTATTAGAAGAGGGTTATGAAGTTTATGGCACTCTCAAGCGCAACTCTATTGCCGAGAACCAAAGTGCCCGAATCCAACACATATATCCGGAGATAAAGAATAACTTATATCATGCGGATGTTACAGACATGTCCTCTCTGCTTTCGGTAGTGAGTAAGGTGCAGCCGGATGAGATATACAATCTTGCTGCACAAAGTCATGTACGCGTTAGTTTTGATCAACCCATATATACAATGGATTCGGTCGGCAGAGGAGTGCTTAACCTGCTGGAAGTAATAAGACTTACCGATTCTAAAGCAAGAATCTACCAAGCCAGTAGCTCAGAGATGTTCGGAAACTGCATTGATCCAGACGGATTCCAACGAGAAGATACTCCCATGCACCCGGTCAGCCCATATGCTTGTTCGAAATTACTTGCATATAGTCTTATAAGATGTTATAGAGATTCATATGGTATATTTGCTAGCAATGGTATTTTGTTTAACCACGAATCTCCCCGCCGCGGCATAAACTTCGTTACTAACAAGGTAGCCCTCGGAGCAGCGAGAATCAAGAAAGGATTGCAGACTGAATTGGCATTAGGAAACCTAGACAGCACACGCGACTGGGGGCATGCCAAGGACTATGTGAAAATCATGTGGCAAATACTACAACTTGACGAACCCGGCGACTATGTTTGTGCGACAGGCACATCACACAGCGTAAGAGATTTGTGTGAGTATGCCTTTCGACGCGTCGGATTAGATTACCGCGATTATGTTATACAGGATCCAAAGTTTTTTAGACCGACTGAGCTTCGCGATCTAAAGGGTTCTACAAAAAAGCTTGAGTCTGCGATAGATTTAAACTTTGAATACACTTTTGAGAAAATGATCGATGAAATGGTTGATCATTGGATGGAGACACTTTAATGATAAAATTGAATTTAGGTTGCGGCGATAGAAAAATACACGGATTTATCAACGTCGATGCGAGAGCGGATCTTAATCCCGATGAAGTGTGCGATGTTACACTTATACATGAGAAGTTTAAGAACGCAGATCTAATCTACGCATGCCATGTGTTAGAACACTTTCCCAATAAACCATTTGAATATCAGCCCCGTACATGGGAAGACGTACTTAAAAGCTGGCACCAGGCCCTCAAAGAGGGAGGTATCCTGAGACTCTCAGTACCGGATATCAAAGCAGCTTGTGAACACTATTTGAGAACCAACGATTTCCAATCAGTTCAGGCTTTCTTTTATGGTGGACAGAAGTACGATTTCGACTTTCATTACCACGGTTGGTCTGAAGAAACTCTAACTAAAGCTCTTTTGGGTATAGGGTTCCGCGAGGTCAGGCTATATGATTGGCAAAAGACGGAGCATTACTATGTTGATGATTATAGTCAGGCTTATCTACCTCACATGGATAAGGCGAATGGAAAACTAATGAGCTTAAATATTGAAGCGATAAAATAAGGATAATAAAATGGAAATTGTATACCCACTAGCAAAAGAAACTATTAATGATGAAGATGTTGACGCGTTGTGTACATGGCTCAAGAGTTACCCGCGCCTTACAAAAGGTGCGTTGACTTGGCAGGTCGAAGAAGACTGGGCAAAGTACATCGGAACCAGATACTCAGTTTTTAATAACTCAGGATCCTCAGCAAACCTCTTAATGGTTGCTGCAGCAGTCCAAGCCGGACGCATCCCAAACAAGAAGATCGCAGTACCATCTGTAGGATGGGTTACTACTATCTCTCCAGCGATGCAACTTGGATTAGAGCCAATCATGGTCGGCGCTGACCCAGAAACATACGGCATGGATTTAGACCAGTTGGAGGCAGTTTGCGAACGCGACCGTCCTGACGCTGTTATCTTTGTCCAAGTATTGGGCGTACCGCACTACAAAGAGCGTCTGCTGGCGTTGAAGGAGAAATACGGGTTCATACTCCTTGAAGACGCCTGCGCGGCTCTAGGAGCCTCCTACGCCGACGGAAGCATGGTTGGGACAGTCGGCGACATGTCTTCATTCTCGTTCTACTTTGGGCACCAGTTGTCAACTATCGAGGGCGGAATGGTTAACGTAAACGACCCAGAACTATATGAAATGCTACTAATGCTTCGCTCTCACGGCTGGGCTAAGGATTTGCCGAAAGATTCATATGACGAACTGATGTCTGAACACGGCGTTGATGATTTTCATAGCCCGTTTACATTTTTTATCCCGGGATACAACCTAAGATCGACAGATTTGCAGGCATTCTTGGGTATTCGCCAGATTAAAAAGGCTGATTGGGCTGCAAGAAGGCGATACGAGAACCACTGTTTATATGCTGAAAAGCTCGAAGGATATGTAGAGTTTCAGAAGTGGGGAGACAATACTCCTGTGTCGATTTCATTTGGAGCCTTGGCTAGCAGCACCGAACATCGCCGAGAAATAGTCGAAAGACTTGTCGCAAACGGCGTCGAAACTAGGATATATAGCGCTGGTAATCTTGGTCGGCATCCTTTCTGGACAGCCAAGTATGAAGAGTTTGTTGATGAACACAGTGACAAGATCCACTCTCAAGGCTTTTTTATCCCAAACTATCCCGAGTTGACAGCAGATGAGATTGACTTTATCTGCAACGTAGTCAAAGGCGAAGTCGAATGAGGATTCTCGTAATAGGAGAAAGTTGCAAAGATGTTTATCAGTACGGCGATTGTGTCAGGCTCTGCCCTGAAGCACCCGTGCCGGTCTTCCAAAGTAATCGACACCAAACGATTAATGGTGGAATGGCGATGAACGTTTACAACAATGTGTCCTCTTTATGCGAGTACCCTGTTGATCTGATTACGAACGAGAATTGGACAGAGATCTTAAAAACAAGACTAGTCGATTTCCGTACAAATTATATAGTTTTGCGCGTAGATCAAAATGACGCCGATTATGAAAAGAGTGATATAACAAAGATCGAGTTTGAAAAATACGATGCAGTTATAATCTCGGACTATAATAAAGGATATTTGTCCGAGGATGACATTGAATATATTGCAACGCAGCATCCAATAACATTTCTTGATACAAAAAAGATTTTAGGAAACTGGTGTCGCAATATTATGTTTATTAAGATAAATGAATTTGAATATGAGCGCACTCGACATCGTTTGGAAGAGGATATGATTGATAAGATGATTATTACTCTTGGTCCAAACGGCGCCAAATATAAAGACGAGCTTTATAAGGTTCCCAAAGTAGAGATAAAAGATACTTCTGGCGCCGGCGATACATTTATTTCCGGACTTGTTGTAAAATATGTAGAGACCAACTCCATTGACGCGGCGATTAAATATGCGAACGAGTGTGCCACTGCTGTTGTGCAAAAGAAAGGGGTAACAATAGTATAATGCAAAACAAAACCACCATATGGACGAACGGCTGTTTTGACGTTCTCCACCGAGGACATTTTGAGATGCTTAAGTATGCGAAGTCTTTAGGAGACTATTTAATTGTGGGCATAGATACTGATGAGAAAGTCAAGGAGGATAAGGGGCAGAATAGACCTTATAACCATCAGAATGATCGAAAGTTTGCGCTTGAATCAATAAGATATGTTGACGAGGTAATACTTTTTAATTCATCAAATGAATTAAAAAACTTGATAAAAGTATTAAAACCGGATATAATGGTTATAGGTTCTGATTGGAAAGGAAAAACAGTTGTGGGGCAGGAGTTTTCACATGTGAAGTTTTTTGATAGAATTGGCGATTATTCAACCACAAACATTTTGGAGAACAAAGGATGACATATGTATTCGATATTGATGGAACAATTTGTACGAAAGCAGTTGACTACGATTACGAAGCCTCAGAACCAATACAAGAAAGAATAGATTATATTAATAGGTTATTTGAAGCCGGTCACACCGTAATATTTCAAACAGCCAGAGGTATGGGTAGGAGTAAAAACTCGGCAGCATATGCAAACGCAGCATTTTATATTATGACCCAAGAGCAGCTTAAGAGTTGGGGCGTGAAATATCACGATTTATTTTTAGGCAAGCCCGCCGGCGATATTTATATCGATGATAAAGGTGTTAGAGACACGGATTTTTTTGATAACTTAGGAGTAGAAGCTAAATGAGTAAACCAACACACGAATTGCCAATGGTTCACGTCGACAAAGGTTGGGGCTGGGAACGTTGGGTCGTAAACACCGAAGAATATTGCGGTAAACTACTATTTTTCAATAAGTCTAAGCGCTGCTCGTGGCATTACCACAAGCTAAAAGACGAGGTTTTTTATCTGCAGTCTGGAAAAATGATGATTTATTTTTCTGACAGTGATGATCTTGAAAACGCCAACCAACTCATCTTAAACCCCGGCGATAACTTTCATGTTTATCGAGGGCTGCGCCACCAAATGGTAGCGCTGGAGGACTCGGAGCTATTCGAGTTTTCAACACAACATTTTGACTCTGATTCCTACAGAGTAATCAAAGGAGATTAATTATTATGGAAACCAAAAAACTGCAGCTATCTAACCAAGCCCTAGGCGCCATCATGATGGCACTACAAGAATCGCTTCTCAATGAGCTAGATATCGTGCCTATCCTTCGCGGATTTGAACTAACAGAGACTAATGAAGGACTTGTTGTTGAAAACCCACCAACCGTGCGCGTAACGAACAATGAGGCGATCACTAACGAAACTCTTGAAGGGCTTGTTAAATAATGCCTCGCTACCGATATAAATGTCGGGAATGTGAACAAGAGCAAATTATCTTTCATAAGATAGAAGAAGCCCCCACTGAATGTACTAAGTGCACTAAAGTAGGTGCTCTAGATAAAATGCTTACCACACCATTTGTTAAGTCGCGAAGTTTGGAAGAAGAGCAGGATCCCAATGTTGGGACACTGACTCACGAATATATCGAAGCAAACCGAGATATATTAAAGAAGCAACAAGAAGAACTAAAGAAGAAATCACATGAGCCGTCTTGAAATAACACTATCAGTAATACTGACCTTATCTGTATTAATTAATATAGGTATTGGGCTCTATACACGCCTTTTAATCATCAATCTCCTGTCTGTATCAGAAGAGTTGGGTGATCTGCAGATTATGGCTAAGGGCTTCTCATCTCATCTTAAATCCGTATATGAGTTAGAGACCTTTTATGGCGACGATACTCTTAAGAGATTATTAGATCACGCAATTTCTTTCGACGAACAGATGAAAACATTTGAATTTATTATAAACCTTACGGAAGAAGACCAAGAAACAGATGACGACTACACCAACGAATCAGAAGACGAAGCCAGCGCGCAAAACGAGTAAGAGCAAAAAGTCCCGTAAAAACTACTATTTTACATCTGTCCACGAAAACGCGATTATCGAATATGTTCAAACAGATTCGCCGCGACGAAAAACAGAACTGTACATAAACTTTATACAACCAGCTTTTGACGAGATGGTTGATAAAATAGTCTTTACTTATAAGTTTACTAACTTGCCCAATATCGACAGTTTAAGAGAAGAGTGCAAGATTTGGCTTATAACAATATTAGATAAATATGACTCTTCGAAAGGCACAAAAGCTTTTTCATATTTTTCTGTGATTACAAAAAATTGGTTTATTCACAAGGTAAAACAACAGCAGAAAAGACAAAGAAGAGAAATAAATTATAGCTCTATCCCAAAACACTATGAAGAGCAATTTTTATCAACCAATGAATCATATCTTTCAAAACGCGTAGAGAGAGAATTCTGGACATCGTTTCATCGCGAAATGCAATCTTGGGATGTAAACCTTATGAAAGAAAACGATCTCAAGGTTTATAAAGCTATCAACATCCTTTTTGAGTCGAAAGAGGACATCGATATCTTTAATAAAAAGGCTATTTATCTATATTTGCGAGAAATAACTGGGCTGAATACAAAACAAATTGTCAATTCGCTTAAGAAGTTCCGGAAACGATATCATAATTTTAAAGATGATTGGAATCACGGTAACCTGTAAAATTGGTTATATTTCTATTTAAAGTATTGGAGGGAAAATATAATTATGAGTAAGAAAGATTTAGATACACTGATTGATGAAGCACTTGATAATATTCGCTCCGATCGCAAAAGCGCGAAAGAGTTCCTCAATGAGATAGCAAACCATATAGCAAAAGATCCAGAACAGAACAAGTATCTAAGCCCTGTCGCCGCGAAACATGTAGAAACAATGCAGCGCTCTAACGAGCAGTTGGTAAAGATTATAGGTATCCGACAGAAAGGACAGGCTAGTAAGATGTCCTTAAGCGATGAGGACAAAGATAGTATATTCGATTTGATTCAGGATAGCCCCACAGATGTCAACTAATGTATATGACTGGACTACTGTAACTTCGCCATCTGAGGCTTTAGACTGGTTTAATAACTCAATCCGGAAGGCTGCAGAATACAACGTATTTGGAAACAAGACAGTTTTTGAAGCGATTGTTCTGGCAGACGCATACCCTTTGTCTGTGAATGCTGCCGGCACACCCGGGTATCCCCCACCCGCAGACGGTGATACGGGACCAACATGGGGAGTTAACACGCGCTTTGCGTTTAAAGCTAGAATAGTTGGTAACCCATCACCACATGCGTTCCTTCCCGATCCTTGTAATCCGGAGTGGGCGACAGGAACTTCATTTGTCAATACAAGCATTATTGATTCACACACAACGTTTATATCACAAGTGGGGTATTCTACTGATGCTGCCAAACGCCCCAAAACGGGAGATATCGTGCAAGTCCGGCTAAGACCGGGCTCGAACGGATATGATCTGCAATATGGTGATTTTATAAAAGTATTAGACTCTTACCGCCATGGCGCAGAAGAAAACGTACGCCCACAGTGCATGAGCATGGAGACTCTTTTTCGAGTATCCCCAAATAGTGCCGCCCTTCTGCACACAGAACCCACACCACATTTTGATTCTATAATTCCCGACAACACGATAGCACAATATCCAACATCTGGCACTGTGACCTCGGGATTCACTTATTTGCGTATTGATCCACTTAAGCCTGAAAAAGGCGGCCGCCCCCATCCCGGGCAAGATATTGGCGCTGCAGAGGGAACCTCTGTATATCCGGCATTGGGTAGCGGAAAAGTTATTTCCAGGAACACCGGCTGCACGGCACCCCCCGACGGGGCTAGCGATGAACAGATTAACACAGCCCGGGCCTGCGGCTCCGGTTTTGGTAATTGGGTTCGGATAGAACATACTCTCTCGAACAGCAACAAAATCTATACATCGTATAGCCACCTACTCTCAATCGACGTCACTGTCGGCGATATCGTAGAATTGACTACAAAAATAGGGGAGGTAGGACATACCGGCTGGAGTACTGGCGCCCACTTACACTGGGAAGTTTCAACTACTAGTAACTTCGCTCGTCCAACTCTCCCGAATGCCAACCATAAAATTAGAAGAGGAGATCCAGCTAGGATGAAGCAGGTGGATCCAGCCCAGGGACTTGGACTCTCAAGGGATAGCAGCGCTGTTTCGCCAAATTCAAATAATACTTAGGAGAATTAAAATATGTCAATTGACGCCGAAGCATGGCTTAGAAAGCTCGAAAACAATAAACCAACAAGCACTCCCTCTAACAGTCCCTTCTTCCATTCAGATGTTAATCCCGCAGGTCCAATTTTCATTCCTTCGAAAGCGGAGAAAATTGTTGGACAAGGAAACTCACAAATTGTATTTGGTAGAGATCGTTCGGGAAATCTTGCGTCCGGACAGGGAGCATTCTTAGAATCACCCACGATTGACATTGTGGTTGGCAGAGGCGCCTCGTCTCCGGATGGCGCCGCCGGAACATTAGTGCACAATAACTTCTTCGCAGACGCAGCGAGAATATATGTTAGCGAGAACACCCGCGCAGATAGGAATTTTGATTTAGCTCTAGGGAGCATCGGGCATATGTCTTCCACAGGCTGCTCTGCTATAGTCTTGAAAGCTGATAACACGCGCATTATTGGGCGCGGAGGAGTAAAAATAATCACAGGTAAAGCCCCTCGTGTTGCTGGTTTTGGCGGCACCGGCGAGACCTTATCAACAGGAGAATCAATACTCCCAGCCCCCCCGATTGATTTAATCGCTGGCAACTATACCGGCATCCAAACAGTTAAAGGTCCACTAGGGATCGGAACACAAGAAATCCCAGCACTACAACCCGTTATAAGAGGAAAGAATCTAGAACATGGATTGAAGGAGTTGATTGGGATCGTGGGAGAACTCTGGAGCGCCGTGTTTAACTTGAGTCTGATTCAGACAGGGTTCAACGGAGTTATTGGAGTCGACCCTTGGCGTCCATGGGTCGCCGCCGCAGCAGCCCCTGTGACAACACAGCAATTAACAAGTGTTATAAACAGTTTATATCATACTAAGGCTAATGCAATAGTTTGGGAAACAAACTATTTATCTCGCGCAGGGTACAAATATATTTGCAGCCCCAACGTTAACGCGACATAGGAGAGTTATGTCTGAATCAAAGTTTATTAAATGGCAAGATAGAGACAACGATGGGTTAATTGACGTTTGCGAAGATACTATAGTAGATGTCCAAGAATCCTGTTCGGCTTGCAAACCAGATCCATCAGCAAACATCCCTAATTGGAAAGATCTCACAATAGATGAACCTTTCTTAAACGGACAAAACTGCACATACCAGATTACGGTAAAGACTTCCCTCACAACCACTGGTGCTCCAGAAGGCTCTTCTGATCAAGAGCATACTGACGCCCTCACTGCAACTTATGAGTTATACGCAACCGATGCGATTAAATCATTACTGGCAGTTTACGAGAAAGAAAACACCGCGGAAACACGAGATTTTGCTAGCAAAGGATTATATGCATCTAACTTTGATCTAGCCCCTTATCCCGGCTCAAGACTCAAACTACAATATTCAATTCCGACAATCGTTTTAGATTCCATTGCCGCGAGAACAGACGCGTCAGATGACGAGGAAGAAGAAACAGAAAACACCGGTGGCGGCTCAGTAACATATAACACCACAGAAATATATAACAAAGTAATGACCGTCAGAAAGGCGCTATGGTTATACAACAATTATCTTAAGATTTATAGGTTTGTTGAAAACGGAAACCTATTCTTTGTCGATTCAAATAGATTATTTGAATTGGGCAACTATGGAGATTCGGGCTTTGGCGATTCTCTTATGGCGGATATCCTGCCTCAATTAGAATCGTTCCTTAACACGAAAGATTTTAAGATACCGGGCATCGGTTGGCCAGGCTTTCAAAATGTGGTTGAGAAGTTATCATTCGTATTTGATGGTGAAAACAAGCTAACTAAACTTGAAGTCTTCACTGCCGGCTGCGGGGGTAACCCTAGGGTCTTTGAAGGTACTCGATTGCGCGCCCTAAATAGCAAATCATCTTTTAAAGATCCGACTGCTATGGGCTATTTCATGAATATGGATAAAATGGAACAAGATCTTAAGGCAAGAGTTCCAAAGTACTGGCTAGACTTCATCTTAGAATATACATACCCAGCAGTATATTCCCCAATAGAATCAACAAGCACCCTCCCGGGACAAGTAGAGTCTAGATATGAAACATCACAAACCATCGCAAGCTGTGTCAAAGACGCATTAATATCCGAAGGAAAAGAACTAGGACAAGATCTTCTTGACGAGACTTTCGGAATTGCTGATGCAATAATGTATAAGTTTCATCGAAACCTATGTTACAAAGACTCGGAGAAATTAGACGAAGAACTACAAAAACTTGGGTTATTTGAGTATGCCGATCCAAATAACCCAGATACTGAAGAGTTCAGAGAAAATCTATTCGCAGTTGCTCAAGCACGTGCCTATGAATCTCTAGAGAAAAACGGCGATGGCAGCATATGCGCCATTTTCTCCTCCCGAGACAGCAACGCGCCAGAGGGCACATCTGCCGATACGCTTGACGATATGTACAACAAGCTCGACAGGATAAAAGCATGCGGACTATCTTCGATGCTGATGTCTGCAATTCAATGCCTCTTTAAGGGGATGACGTTAGAACAGGCACTGTCAAAAGTCACGCTAGCAGCCTTAGAAGCAATGGATCCCACAGACCTATCGTCGTTGTTCATTCTGCTGCCCCCGGACAAACAAGCTCAAATTGAACAGCTTGTAAGAGAAAACCTAGCTTCCGGCGATCTATTTTCTGTCGTTGGTGGCACCGGCGCCAAACAGTTTAGCGATGTCATGGCTGGTAATGAAGACGCATATATTACTGATTCAAGCCAGCCTGAAGAGTTTGGAGAAGGAGACACTTTTCAAACCCCCGTCCTTGCCACCGATGATGTAAGCCTCGCTGTAGCTACCGAAAATCTATCAGCTGAAGCCTCTGGAAGAGGGCAAAGCCAGCGACAAGTTCGAACATTGGCACAACAGTTTTCTCTATCCGGACAACTCTCCGGAGGCTTTAGTAATAAATCGGTTGTAGGGGCATATGTCCACGCGATAATAGAAGTATATCAGGATAATTATCTGGCACTAATCGACTACCTAAACAAGTTCCCGGGCGCGGATATTATCGCGAAAGTTATAGCAACACTAGATTGCCCCGTTCCGCCTGTCTTGGGCGAAGAAGGTGGACTTGAAATAATCAAAGAAGAGGACCTTCCATCGTGTTTAAACATCGACGGGATAGCCTTACCAGAACTAAAGAACCCATTTGGGTGGTTGCCAAAACGCCACGATCTACTCGCTGCATTGCAGGCTGCAGCCATTGAGGCGATTAACGAAGCAATCCTGAGAATGATTCAGAACGTTCTCCTTAGAGCTTGCAAGACTTTGAGCAGCGCCGCATGTAAAACTGTTGAGATAGCAACAGACGTTGCGCAAGCTGCATTCACCGAAGCTACTTTTGGAGATCTCCTTCAAGAAACAATTTGTGGTGGCGATGAAGCTTCAAGCTCGGATCAGGCAGTGATTGACGTTCTTGGCGCCTTGGGCCCCGGGGCGGTAGCATTAGCAGATGAGCAACAAGCTTTGAGCTTTAGCCACGACCTGTCGATGTCGACTACCCGCACAGAGTTGAGCGAAGCAACGCTGGGCAATCCGTCGGACACCCTTTTAGAAATTGTACTAAACTTAGTCCAATATGAATATCCCGAGTATGAGCCGGCCTTTAACAACAAGCAATCGATAGCTGCTTTCTTTAAAAATGTTGGAAGCTTGATGCCCATGTCTGCGCGCAAACAGCTAAGAGATCACCTGACCACATTACCAGAGGATGAGCAGGTGCCCGCAAACCCTTGCGCATGCGCAACTCCTGAGCAATTTGAAGATTTTTGTAATCGTCGAACCGCGATTCTCGAAGGAAGAGCCAGCCAAGTTCAGATCTCACACATGTGTGAAGTAGAGGACGAACTGGGTCCCCTCGCCAAAGCTCTACAATCGGGACCCTTCACAGACATACCGCTTATGGGCTCACCCGGTTGCGATGATGGACTACTCCCGTTCGAACCCAAAGAAGCAGTAGCGGTGTCCACTGCGGTCCTCGATACTCATCTTAAACAGATAAAGACAGATTTCACACAAGATATGTTGGGTTCGGGTCCCTTCTTTGAATCAGATTGGGGATTGCTAAATATGGTTCTCTCTGATACTCTGGGGAACCCTTTAAGTACCCACAATAGGAAGAAGAAGTGGGACATCGGAAGAAAACAATACGTTGATTATTATGTAGAATCCCCCGGTTGGTTTTGGAATACCTATGATGATGCTAGCGATCAAAAGGGTGGCTATCCGATTAAGGTAGCCGAACGCCTTCAAGAACAGATGGCTGGCTCTGCGGTTGTCTATAACTCTAATAACGAAATCGCTCCGGAAACAACTTTTACGAGATCATTTGATTCGCTGAATATTGGACAAGGGTTCAATCTATTCGACACAGACATAAACCTCACAGAACTTCCAGACTTTGGCTATGACATCGACATAGAAGTTGATTGGTCGAATGACGCTATCAAACTAATACAAAGCGCAAGAAAGAAAAACCCGGACGTGGTTCTGAAATATTATAATCACTTGGAAGGATACGGCTCCCTTATGGACCAAAACCCTCTGTATAACTGGGCAGCTTCCCCAGAAAATCGATGGAACTTCGCATTTGACTTAGAGGTATATACAGCCGAAATGACCGATGCAGATGTTCAAGTATCTGCCCGGGCCCGTCTTGGTCCGTTTGGTCGAGTTTTTGAATCGGGGTTATCCGGACCAAGAAACAGACCCGGGGATATCACAAGAATTAAACTAGTAGAATATAACAAAGTTACCGATGAGTCCGCTGCATCAAACGCTCAGTATAATGAAGGCGGCGCAGCCACAGAAGAAGATGACGATAAGCCGCTTCCTCCAAACATGATCACGGACGAAAGCGCCGTTAGTGAAACAGTCGCGTTTGAGTTTGCTGCATCCGACGATTCTTTTAAGGGTGTTAACTTGCTTAAATACCCCAAATTAGTAGGAGCCTTCACACACGAAAGTGCTTACGCACCACAGGTAGTTTTGCTGCATGAAATGATGGAGAAAAATGGGCAAGAGATTTCGATCGATGACGTAAAGTCATTTTATGATAAGAGCACCTCAGAGATGTATAACTCGTTATTGCAAACGGTTTCTGATGACAAAAACAGTGCATGGAAATATGGTGCTGAGTGGGATAATATAACTTCCGCTGATTTGGAATATGTTCTCGATGAGTCGACTGGTTCGCCTAAGTCTTATTACGATTCTGATTATAAGGAAGAAGACGGAGTATTGGGAATAAGTGGGTATCAGTGGCAAATGAAATACAACGGAAGACCGGGGCCAAACCGGGTTTATTACCTTCCTCCTGCTAAATTTGGCGGCTCTTATATGAGTCCTCCCATCTATATCGCACCAGTACAAAATAAAGGCTGGCTCGGTTTCCTTGATGTATTATTTCCGGAACCTAGTTCATGTAAACCATCCAAGCAGGAGTTGGTGGATTTTGTTGATATCCAAGAAAACATGTCGAAGACGTATCCATCTATCCCAGAAGACGAGAGGCTGAGAGGAAACACAGATTGTGCACTTGAGCTTCCATATAATCGAATAATGGAACGTCCAGCAATTTCTGGTATGGAAGCACTTATAACTGCGACAATCAGGATCTATGCGACTACTCACTTTATAAAGACCCTAGCAACGTTTGCAACTATTAAGCCAGACTTTGATCAGAACTATAGCAATATTTTCGCTGCTTATGTTGTTGAAGATATGGAATATTCATTAAAAGACGCGCAGACTGCTTTTTGGGAGTTCTTTACTTTATTTAAAGATGAAGAATTCTGGTTTGCCTTCTTGGAACAAAGTGTGCAAGCATATTCTAGAAGGATCGATAGCGACGAAACTACAGAGCCTCCACCTGCGGTACTAGCTGCTTTTGAGAGGATTAACGATTACCAAGAGAATTACAAATACCCCACACAAAAAGATTTAGATAACGCCCCTGATGGTGAAACAGGCTGGACAACTTCCCTAAGCAGCTACCGCGAAGAGAAAAACTTTGAAGCTATCCGCGACACAGAAGAAGATGCCAAAATTATTCTTGCTGAGATGGTAAAAGAGCAGTTAAATATAATTGGTGAGAGTTTAGTGAATAACTTTGATATCATTGGAGTTAAACCAGAGATAAACGACTTGGCACTTTATATGATTGAGCAGTTTGCTGATGGCGGCATAGATCTTAATGTAGATCAAAAAGAGATTGTGGAACAAATGCCCTCCTTCCCAACAGAAGGTGATGGGCATTATACTAATGGTGGTGAGTTTGTAACAGAAAATGCAGAAGATTACCAAGGCTATTACCACGTTATGACGGACGCCAACAACAAGATAACATATATGCAGGGAGAATACCACTCAGATGCAGAGTATGGGCTCCTGAGCCCCATGGCTGACAGAATGGTTGTGGAGATAGGAGATATACAAGATTATGATTACACCGGCACAGGCGCCAAACCGTTCGTAATAGAAAAATACACCAGTATTAACGGAGAAAAGTATTCAACTCGCCGCGCCATGGAAATTATAAAGACAAACACCAGCACGTTAAATGTCTCTGATGTTTATCCTGGCACGATGGATTTGGTAACTGATGATAGTGGTCAAGTTGTGGGACTGCAAGGGGAACTTGGTGTTCGCCACGGACTTCAGTTTTCAGTATTTATGTCGGGCAAGAAATATCCGGTAGCTACCACTGAAGTCGATATGCTGGATACCACAATTGAGAATGCACAGTCTTTAGACGGTGATACCAAACTACTTCTGTGTCTTCTCCGACAGCTGAAATCTGAGGAAGAGTTCAAACTCCTATATCAATATATCTACGGAGTGCCGAAGATGGCATCCACTATCGCCGTATATAACGATGTGGCATTTTTAAATGCCATAGGTGAGAAAATGGTGACATTAGATGATGCCACTTCCGGAAACAGTGCCATGGCCAACAAGCCGGGCCACTATGTAGGCATAGATGAAAATGGTAATCCGATCCTTTTAGAAGGAAAAGAAGGCTGGGACCCCCGAAGCCTCAATGCCGGCGAATGGTTCTCGGTTGAATGGCGCAAGTGGGATAAAATATTACTTCGAAATTCAAAGGCTCGAATCAAAAGAACGTTTAAAACATACTATTATTCTGCTCGAAAATTTGATTTTAGCTTTGACCTTGGGTTTGATTTTGGTTGGTCTTGGACAAAGAACCTTCGTTCTAAGTTATCCTTTCCTATGGGTGCTCAAATGCTTCCTTGGTGGAAAAAGGCGAAACTTCGTTCCAATCCGTTTGATGCTAATGGGAAAATGTGTGAAAAGAAATAATTATAATTCTATTTATAAAAAGAGCAAGTTATGTCATCAATAGCAGTAAAATTACCATTAATGTATGATTCGGACGGGGGATATCAAATGTTGAGAACCCTTGCGTCAACAGCGCACCAAAATCTTAAAATGCTAATTCTGACAGAACCGGGCGAAAGAATCATGATCCCAGAGTATGGAGTAGGATTAAAGAGGTTCCTATTTGAAAATTCACACAGTGGGATTGAGTCAGACATTTCCTCGAAAATACACCAGCAAGTACGTAGATATATGCCGTATATAAAAATTAGACATATAGCCTTCGATCAACAGGAAATTGACAGAGGGATATTACAGATGAGAATAAACTATAGTATTCCCAAATTGAACTTCAATTCTCAGCTTGATATATCGACATAAGGAGTTACCTAAATAAATGGCCGACGAACAGAAAAAGATTTTACCAATAGACTACACTCATCGTGAATATGAAAGTATTCGTGATGATTTAATGGGAATTGTAGAAAGGTTCTACCCTGATACTCTTCAAGACTTTTCCGAAGGTTCATTTGGCTCAATGATGCTTGATGCAGTGGCTTACGTCGGTGATCAGTTGTCATTTTATTTAGATTACAATGTAAATGAGTGTTTCCTCGACACGGCATATCAATATGATAATGTTGTTCGTCATGGTCGCATCTTAGGGTACAAGGCACAAGGGCGCCCCTCGACCTATGGAGAGGTGTCGCTGTTCGTCATGGTCCCAGCGTCTAGCACAGGTATCGGACCAGATACTGTTTATATTCCAATTCTCTCAAAAGGAACAACCTTTACGTCAGGAAACGGATTAGCATATATTCTGACAGAGAATGTTGACTTTTCGCTCCCCACAAACACGACGATTGTTGCACAAGTAAACGAAGATACTGGTGCTCCAACTTGGTATGCGATAAAAGCACCCGGTACAGTGGTATCAGGAAGACTCGGAAAACAGTCGATAAAAGTAAACAACTACCAAAGATTTTTAAAACTACAACTGTCTGCAGGGAATATCTCCGAGATCATCTCGGTAACTGACACTGAGGGCAACGAATACTATGAAGTTGATTATTTGGCTCAAGATATGGTGTTCAAAGAGATCGCAAATAAGAACTTTAAGAATGATAATGTTCCTTCAATCTTAAAACCCTATTTGGTCTCGCGCAAGTTCACCGTAGAGAGAAACAGATACGGAGTATATTTGCAGTTCGGCAGCGGCAAGTCAGGAGAAACTGATGTTATTGCCGATCCGGGTTCGGTTGCGATGGACGTCTTCGGTAAGGATTATGTAAGCAGTACAACCTTTGATCCTACACGCTTATCAAAAAACTATAGTCTAGGCTACGTTCCTTCCAACACAATATTGACAATCACATACCGAACAACTAATCCATCGAATTCTAACATTGGCGCCTCACAACTCAACAAAGTATCGAGTGCCAAGCTTAAGTTTGCTGACGAACTTTCTCTTAACTCCGGAGTTATGACAACAATCATGAACTCTGTAGAAGTGACCAACGACAAGCCTATCATTGGCGCAGTGTCATACCCCACCTCAACAGAGGTAAAGCGCCGAATCTACGACACTTTTCCCACACAAAACCGCGCTGTTACCCAGGCTGATTACGAGAATCTAGCTTACAGGATGCCGGCTAAATATGGCTCTATCGCCAGATGCAGTACACAGAAAGACCCCGACTCTCTGAAAAGAAACTTGAACATGTATATTATTTCATCGGACAACAGGGGATTTTTGACCGAGACTAACTCAACAATCAAGAACAACCTTAAGATGTGGCTCAACCATTACAGGATGATAAATGATACTGTCGATATCCTAGATCCCTACATTGTTAATATCGGAATCAATTTTATAATCAAACCACAGCTTGGTGCTGACAAGTTTGTCGTATTAAATGCTGCAACCCAAGCACTCAAAAAGAAGTACAAAACCAAATTTTATATTGGCGAGCCACTATACATCAGCGACATTTACCAAACCCTCAAGGGTGCAAAAGGTGTCCTCGATGTTACTAAAGTTACGATCACAAACCCGCAAGGAACTAATTACTCTGGAACACAGATTAATATCAATAATAACCTTTCCCCTGATGGAAGTTATTTAGTCACCCCGAAAAATGCGATATTAGAATTGAAATATCCAGAAGTTGATGTCAAAGGGAAGGTACAATAATGGCTATAAAAAAATACGTAGCTAATGCTGATACAACAATCGTTAACGCATACAAGACCGATATGGAGACCCGCGGCACAGGCTCTAACATGGGAGCAGCCGATATAGTCGAAATCTTTTCAGTCTACGGTAGACAATCAACTAGTTCTGCTGAACTTTCACGCGCTCTGGTAAAGTTCCCTATTCCTACAATCTCGGCAGATAGAACCGCCGGCACAATCCCGGGATCAGGCAGTGTTAGCTTTTATTTGAAAATGCACTCGGCTCCCACCTCACGCACGGCACCCTCTGGCGCATACTCAATGGTTATCGAGCCCCTTTCTCGCGATTGGCAGGAAGGCTTTGGACTTGACATGGCTGGATATACCGACGTTACCAAGGGTAATGTCGGCGCCAACTGGATGAGCGCTAGCAATACCACAGCGTGGACCAAGATCGGTGGTGATTATATTACTGATTCCAACGCAGCCTACCCCTTTGAGTGGTATTCCGTAGACATGACAACCGGATTAGAAGATATTGAAGTAGATATCACAGGATTGGTTGAACTGTGGATGGCTGGCACTTTAAACAACTACGGCGTTGGCGTCCACCTTTCGGGCGCCTACGAGGCTAGTTCCTCGATGCCCTACGTTATAAACAGTTCTGGAACACCGTCCGGATACACAGCCCTGTTCAACCCCACTGGTTCGACTACCTCTTATTACACCCGCCGATTTTTTGCGCGAGGATCACAATATTGGTTCAAGAGACCAACTATTGAAGCGCGATGGAATTCATCGCGAAAAGATAACAGAGGAGAAGTATTTTACAGTAGCTCTTTAGCGGGGGTTAATGATAATCAGAACACCCTCTTTCTTTACAACTATGTCAGAGGAAGGCTGAAGAATATACCATCGGTAGGAGTTAACGCGATTTACGTTAGTCTTTACTCAGGTTCCGCGGACAATACCGCACCCAGTGGTTCAGCAATCAGCCTCCCTAGAACACTGCCATACACTCACGTGAGTGCGCTCAACCCATATGTAATAACGGGTGGTTGGGTTGCAACAGGGATCTATTCGGCGTCATTTGCTTTGACAAGTGGTCAAGAGCCCGGAAATAACGCTCCTCTTACCCGAGTATTTGATGTTTGGCACGATGGAACTGGTTACAACACCCCCGGCGCCAGCGCAGAGTTTGTAACGTCCTCGTTCGAACCACAACACTTTAGTGCGTCAAGTTATGTACCAAATCCGAAATATTATATGAATATTACGAATCTAAAAGACAGCTACAGGACTGACGAAACAGCGCGCCTGAACTTGTTTGTTAGACATAAGAACTGGAGCCCAACTATTTATACTGTAGCAAACGCTGAAGTAGAGAATACGACCATTCAGAGCGCCTCCTATAGGGTGTATAGAGTATTAGACGACTACGAGGCTCTTCCATACCGAACTGGCAGTCAGAAGGCTTCTGAGCTTTCTTATGACATATCTGGCAATTACTTTGATTTAGATATGAATCTTCTTGAGGGAGGTTATGCATATGGAATCAAGTTTGCTTTCTATGACGATGATATTAAATCATGGTCCGAACAGCCATACGTATTTAAATTCCGAGTAGAAGACTATGAGTATTAAGAAGTTATTTCACGCCACAGACGAGTCTAGAAATTATCTTTCAGAAGCCGAACAAAAAGATATATACAAAGCTGTTGAGTCTGAAAAAAACTTAGAAGAACTTAACGAGCTTAAAGAAACTTTTGTTCCCCAAGTAGACTATTCTAACCCTGCGCAGTTCGCTAGGTTTGGTTCTGCATATCTATACTATAAATCAGCTATTAGCAATATACTGGATTTCTATCCTTATGATGGTTCTGATGCAGAAAAGAACCGATTCCACAATAAAACATACCCGATAGACAAATACATCTTAGACAATAACTATCCTAAATCTACAGGGTATGGTATTGTTTCCCCGGATGGCTGGGGAACTCAGTCTTCTATCTCTGGCGGTTATGGTGTACCGGCAACACAAGAGCATATAACTTTCTTTGCTGGTCCCGGTACCGGCTCGTTTCTATCAGGCACAGCTGCCACAAGCATGATGCCGGAGCCCCACAATAGCAAGTTCCAATATTCTAATGTTTATGAAGAAAACCCTTATCTTAATGCCGGACTTACTTCTGATTATGGATCTGGTTCTCGGGACTCAAACTTAAAAGCCGACTTTGATCGCGGCGTAACAATCGAGTTTTGGCTCCAGACGGGCTCTATGCCCGGTCTCACCACTCAAAAACAAGTGGTGTTCGATATGTGGAACGGCGCCGCATCATCAAGTGCTGACTATGGACGCATTACTCTAATGATAACGGGCTCGGAACACAGCGTTTCTCCTCTCTGGACAGATTCACCGTTCCGCCTCACAGTACAATCTGGAAGTTCTGGTGATAATACCGGCTCCTTCGAGCAGCAAATCGGTACGAATATTGAAGCATCCGATATGAGCAGTTGGCATCATTATGCAATATCGCTGCAGAATACCGGCTCACAAATGTCTATTGCGTTTTATATAGACGGCGCACTAAATCAGACTCAGTTATTGGGCGGAGGTGAAATTGGAGAACTCAATCCTCGTGGAATGCGCGGCCGTGTGGGCGCCCTCCTAGTTGCACCATCTGGTAGTTTTGCTGAAGGAGATACAGATGGTTCAGAACTTGCCGGCGCCGGAAAGCTTTCTGGTTCCATTGACGAATTCCGTTATTGGAAAGCCAAGCGCACCGGACATGATATCGGCAGAAACTGGATCAACCAAGTAGGTGGCGGTGTCAACACTGATATAGCGAACACCGAGCTTGGAGTTTACTACAAGTTTAACGAGGGAATCACAGGAGATTCAACCGTTGACGGCACAGTGCTAGATTACGGCGGAAGAATTTGTAATGGTCGCTGGCAAGGTTATACTGCTGACTCTAGAAATACTGGCTCCGCTATCGTATCGGCATCGGCTGCTCCATATGAGCACCTAGATCCGGTTATTCGCCCGGAACATCCCGACATTATTTCGCTTCGAAGTAATCTGCTTTCAACTGGCTCAACCCATGATCGCCAGAACAACAATCTATTCATTAACTACATGCCAAGTTGGATACAAGATGAATACGAACCTGACGACGCATATAACGGCGATTTAAGTCTGATGTCACATGTTATCGGATCGTATTTCGATACCATGTATCAACAAGTAAGGGCTCTCCCTAGCTTTGTGAAGGCATCATACACCAGCGGTTCTCATAAGCCTGTGCCATTTGCACAGCACTTACCGCAATCATTAGGACTCGATACACCTGAACTGTTTGTAGACTCTAGTATTATTGAGCAGTTCCTTAACCGCGACGACAAGACTCTGTTTGAGGGAGACCTCACCGAGACCAAAAACTTAATATATCTTAATCTTTACAACAACTTGGCTCACATATTTAAGAGCAAAGGCACTGAAAGAGCGGTCAGAAACACTCTAAGATGTTTTAATATAAATGATGACGTATTCAAACTTAACGTTTACAACAGAAATCACACATTTGAGTTAAGAAATAACCTCCGACAAACCCTTTCAGAAGAAACAAGGGCGAATTTTGGGAACACTAATAATCTAGAGGGAGTCATCTATCAGCGGATTAGTTCATCCAACCCAAACAGCCGCGGCTATATTTCAGGTTCTGGACCCACCGACGGCGCGTATGTTGGGACAAGAGAGCGAAAGTATGGCTTTACTCTTGAAGCGGATGTGATTTTCCCAAACTACGAGTCAGAAAGTGATCCTATTGTAAGAAACTACCTGACCTCTTCCTTGTTTGGAATGTACACAGTTAATACTGCCAGTGTCGCCGACATTGAGACAGAAGAGGTTTTTCTCGATTTTGATCCTTCTAATCTACAAGTCAGGGCTATTCGGCCTAAAGCCGGCTCTAAAGACGTATATTTCCAGCTAGACTCAGCCAACTCGCCATGGCCATTGAAGACTATTAGTGCAGAGACGAAACTTCTAACAAGTAGCGTATTTTACGATGTATATGACAATGAAAGATGGAATTTCTCGGTTCGCATAAAACCCACTAAAGACTTTGCAGCTATTGTTACAGGAGCTTTATCACCCTCATCCTATGGATACGATGTCATTTTCCGCGGAATAAACACTTTTCTTGGAGAAGTAAAGAATAGCTTTGAGCTGACAGGGGCAATAAACTTC